ATGAATTTTAGTGGGAAGTTATCAGCGAAAATAGTAATGAAAAAGGATTACGTTCGCGCAGATGGCACATGTGCCTTATACTTGCAAATTTTTTTGAACAAGGAAAAGAAAAAGATAGCTGCAAACATTTCTGTAAAACCGGAAGATTTTGATCCGATCAAACAGCGTGTGAAATCTAAATGCATTTATCACAAGGATTACAATCTTTTAATCGAAAAGATGCTTGCTGACCTAAATAAGATTGAAGTTAATTACAGACTGTCACATGTACCTCTTACTTTGGCAACACTATTAAATGAGTTTGAAAATCCATCATCAAGAATCGATTTTCTTAAATTTTGGGAAAAAGAAATGGAAACTCAGAAAGAAATTTTAAATCCTAGCACATACAGACAGCAGGTTTCAGTCATGAATAAAGTTAAGGGATATCAAGAAGTTATTTATTTCTATGAAATAACAGATGAGTTTTTTGAAAAAATGAAGGCACATTTTAAAAAGAAAAAAAACACTGATTCTACAATAGGATCTTTAATAAAATCGTTCAAAAAATATCTCCACATTGCCAATAAACGAGGCATTGTTACACCTTTGGACTATTCGGATATAAAAAACAAATCGTTTCTTGGAAATAGAAGTTTTTTAGATGCAAAAGAACTAAAGAAAATGCACGACTATTTTAATTCCGATTTTATTAATGCCACACACAAAGCAATTTTAGCAAGATTTCTATTTTCTTGCTTTACAGGATTGAGAATATCCGATTTGCAGAGAATCACAACCGAAAATATTATTGGCGACGTTCTTGTTTTCTCAGCTCAAAAGACTGGAAAATTACACAGAATACAACTAAACAAAAGCGCTTTACTTTTTATAGATAAAGAACAACTTTTCCCAGGTAATTTTAATGAAATTTATATGAATCGCGAATTAAAGTTTATAGCGAAGATTTGCGGCATAAAAAAGAAGGTTAGCTTTCACGTGGGCAGGCATACTTTCGCCACAAACTTTTTGATATGTGGAGGGAGAATTGAAGTCTTGCAAAAAATACTGGGACATAGTAAAATTACAGACACAATGATTTATGTGAAAATAGTCGAAAGCATTACAAATGTCCAAATTCATAACATGGATGAGATATTAAATCCAAATTTAAAGCCTCTTAAATAGAGGCTTTTTTTTTTAAAATGTGACCGTTTGTAGCGCAAACTTAACTTTAAAATTATTTTGCTTTGTCTCAGTAATCTCTGTGGATGCGATTAAGTATTCTTGATTATCTATAAATATTCTTTTACATCTTGCAATTTTGTTTTTCTCAGTTTCTGTAAAAGCACCAATTAATTCGACTGAAGAGCTATTAAATAGAAATTTCAAGAAGACTTTCCAGAAGACGTTATATATTCCCTTTGCACCAGTTATTTGTAAAGTCTGGCCTAAATAATCAGCTGATATGTAAGGTTTATTTGTTGGATCGTAGATCATTAATCCAGCCCCATTTTTGCCTTCAAGATCCTCAGATAAATTAGCCGTGTATGTAACCGGCACATATTTGAATTTAGAACTGAGAGTTTCGGAAAAATTAGATTTTTGCTGATCGTATAATTCTACCGAATCAGTTGTTATCCAAAGCGCATCGTCTACTTCATTTTCATATTTAAGCAAAAAGGCATCAGATTTTGGGGGATCATAGCTACTAAGAAGAAGAGATTTTTTAGAAATATAGGTATCAGACTTAGCGATAGATTCTTCGTTGAAGTTTAATGTCAAAGTTTTTTCAATATCATTCGGTGTTATTTCTAAATTGAATAGATTTTGAAGTTCATTTAAGTAAGTTCCAAATGTCCAATCAGGCAAATAGCGCCCCAACTTAATGGTTGGGTGCATTTGATAATAAACATTAGTGAATCCAATAGTCTTATTGACTGAATAAGATGGATAGGTATCGATTGGTGAATAATATCTAACATAAATGTTTGTCCCTACTTGATCCTCAGATATCTCTATTTTTACGGTACCCTGATAATGTTGCGCGGGTGAATTTTGGTATTGTGTATACACAGTATAAATAGGCTCAGAAGATAAAAATATTTGAAACATTTTCCTATCAATAAACCCATCTACAGGCTCATAGCTTGGTTCTAGAAGATCATATTCAAATATGTATGTTCCCGCAACTGGTGTGTTGATAATCTTTATGGCATAGTAAAATCTATATAGTACTGTCGTTCCATCTTCATCAAAATAATCGTACATAACCAAAGGAGGCATTGTAATTGTCTCCTGGTCTTTAACAGGTTTAGTTTCAGTTAAATTATTTTTTGTACTGAGGAGAAGAATCCTTTTTATAAACTCAGATTCAATGAAATTTCCTTTTAAAGAGTAGCCTAAATATTGTAATGCATAAAATGCTGGGCTGAGCAAAAATACTTGAGGTGAAACTACATTTTTATTATAGGTTTTACATTCATCTCCGATAATTGTGAAATAGTTTTCGATCAATCCTTCCGCATCATATTGATTGATTTCATCTTTAAATAGATACCAAGGGTCATCCGCTTCAAGATTGACGCCAAATTTGTTAAGCCATTTCATTGTAGGAAACTGCCATTTAACATCTGGAAATACTTTTCCCAAAAAAGGCAAAGGATATAATTGCCAATATTCGGATCCCACTATGGTTGAATCTGATTTTTCAGAATACTCAACTGGATTAACTTCTTCAGGAATTACCGAAATGGTTGGCATAAACTCTCCAATTTTTCTAGACATTATGGACAAAATCACTGAAGAATAGCGTAGGTTACATTTGCGAAAACCATTTAGATATGATAATACTTCAAGCTCCCCAAAAAATTTATTTTCTCCATCTAATACAACTACATCTATAACTTTCTTTTTTTTGATTGAAGATAAATCACGAGTGCCTAGTGCCAATTTAGTTTTTTGATTTTCAATGATTAAAAACGGTATTACAGATGCTGAAACTTTAAAATCCCTTGACAATGAATTATTTTCATTTTTTATTGTCAATGTTTCTCTAACAAAATCAAGCTCGATATTATTAGCAATAATTTTTATACTCATAGCTTTATCAAGAATAGTACGATAGTATAGGGTTGCATGTTATTGTGTGGTAATCCTCCCCCAGCAGAGGAAGTTTTAACTGTTGCACCGCCTCCGTTAGGAAATTCCGCTCCACCAATCGAACCGGTAAAATTTCGTGCTGGAATTGTATGGTCGTGAGGAGGGATCTCATCAAGCGATAAAGTGTGCTTTTCGGATCCTCCCATTCCTCCAATTTCGGAGTATTTGTCACTATATCCTAACGGTACGCGACCACCCATTAGCGGTCTTCCCTCTAATCCGTTGCACTGCGCCCAACCTGCTCTTTTCCCTTTTCCTACCCCTGTAGAAGTATAATCTGAAATAAGTTCTTCCTGAGTACAATAAACCATTTTAATATCGCCAGGTAAAAAAATTGATTGGATTAAATTTCTGAGAATATTTCTTACCTCTGAAGCTGTGTTTTGTTCTCTATCTCTTAATCCGTCAATTAAAAAATTAAATCCGTCAAAATCCATATTATGATATTTAAGTTAACCAATCTAGTGGTAGAAAATCTTTATTGTCCCAATCTGCCCCTTCAGAACTTTCATAGTAATTACTTATACTTCCATTTTTTACAAAGGAAAACACTAAGTCTTGCGCATATTGATGTTTTTTATCTCTATACTCAACTATTTTCTTTGTTTTGGATTGGATTTTTCGGTACTGATTGTTGACCTTAAAAAGTATTTCCAGAGAGTTTGCAATTTGATTTACAATAACTCTCTCATTCTGTAATAGCGACCCTGTATTTAATGTGTAAGTAGCCTCTTCATTTATTTCAAATGTGACGCTCGTTCCATCGGCTTGGGAATAAGTTTCATCTGAAAAAGCACCTTGTATTTCCAGTTCTCCGTCGAAATAAGCAGGCAGATAATAGCCAAAATTGTTCTTAAAATATATTTCTTTAACGGGAAAATCTGGAAATCTTATCAACTTATAGATTTTGCTTTGTTCCGAAGATCCACATATAACTTTTAATTCAAAATAAAGCGTGTCTTTTATTAAGACTACTGGAGTTAAATCAAATGCATACAAGTAAATTCTTTTATCATTGAAAGGATCAATTGACTGGCTATGTATTACATTTCCAAAGTTGTCTTTTAAGACAACTGTCAAGATATCGCTAGTATTTTTAACGTAAAAAGGCATAACAATTTTGCCCCAATTTGGTACTAAGATAACAGGTGCAATAATCCCCAATAAGTTTATTTTGGTATAATCGTCAAAGTAAAAAGGAGTCGTATTGTACATTAAGTAGAAAACAGGCAAGTTTACTGTTTCAACTATTTCGTCAGTAGAAAGAGATCGTTCCTGAATAACGATTAGAATTTTCTTTTTTAGGTGAGTTTGTTCTGTTAACCCATTTTCGCTAAATGTTGAAATAGCACTTTCAAAATAAGCATTGTATAGTTTCACCAAATCCTTGCTTGCAACATAATCATCCTTTCTAGACCATCCTTGTTCATCGAACAATTCATCGTTTACATAAATTATAGCACGAAAATAAAATCCAGCTCCATTGGTTGACTGGATAACAATTTCTGTATTATTTGCATCTAAAATAACTCGATTTAAAGCAGGAGATTTTACAATTGTTATCATGAAAATTTCTATTACTATGCGAAATTAACATTCACAACAGGTATTTAATAGGACATAAAAAAAACCGTCTTTATAGACGGTTTCATTTTTTTATTACCATTGATCCGCGGGATCTTTCTTTAAATTTTCCTTCAGGTTTGAAATTAGTGCATTAAAATAGCTTTCAATTTCAGTTTTTGCTTCAGGCTTTTTCAATTCATCTTTCATGTTATAAACGTAATAACCCCTTAGCGCACCTTCACCTTTGAATAACAGCTTAAATTTCCCTGACTTATCATACATGTCAATAGATGTTACTTCAAATTTTATTTTTCCGTCTTTAAAAGAAAGTTCTATCAAATAGTCAGCAGTAATTGGCACTTTGGCAAATGAATTTTTTATTGTGATGAAATTTGGCGCGTGTGTATTAAAACGAATGTATTCATTTTCAACTTTAGCCTTTATTGCTTGATCTGGATTTGCATATGCTTTTACTAAGTACTTGCTTGCGCTGTCAAATAATTGCTTGGCAGTTTTTCCTTCTTCAAGAATTACAATAAATGATTTCTCTGGATCTTCAGCATTTTTTAATCCTTCTGGTGTAACAATTATTTTTTGCCCATAGGTTATTGAGCTTAAAAATAAGACGAACAGTAAAATTTTTCTCATAATAATAAATTTTGAATACTAACAAACCTACAAAATTATTCGTTCACAATGCTATTTTGATCTGAAGCAATTCTTTCTTTATTAAGCTCTTCGATTGATTTTGCATCCTCATACCCAAAAAGAAGATTTGGAGCTACTGGATTGTCTAATCTATGTAGTACAGCTTTTAAAAGTAATTTCATTTCATTATCATTTTCAATGATGACATCCTCAGGGATTACGCCACCTGATGTGGCACCACCTTCAAAGTATCTACGTGTATTTTTCCCAGTTCTTTCATTTTCTAACCATGCGATTGTATTAGCATATCTTGGATTCTGAGTCATTGACTTCGGAATCACATATTCATGATCATGAACTATCCCTGTCATAGGCCCGAATTCGTCAACCCCCAATTTTGCAGAAGAACCTGTATATCCACCAAAATAAAACTTCGGGGTTTTCGGAGCTTTTTGTTTTTTAATGTTTTTTATTTGTGCACCTGTTTGAATTACAGAAGCTGCAGTTAAAACACCCTTTAAAATTGCATCATAAGGTTGCGGAAGTGCTGCAGGCGCAGTCCAAATCGAAAGAATTGCCTGTGCTCCTGAAATGCTTGCCTGTGCGATCGCTAATTCCTTACTTTGCCCAAACATTTCGCCCAATGCGCCTGCCAATGCATTAAATCCACCTAAAGCTGATTGCGTTAATTCAAGTTGACGCTGAAATTCAAGTTCTTTTTGCTTATTAGCTGCTGCATTTCTAAAGCGATTATATTCATCTTCAGAAATTATTTTATCATTTAGAAGTTTTTTATAGTCTGATAATTGCTTTTGGTAATCCTGTTGTTGTTTTATTTGATCTTCCTCATACTTGCTCTGCGCTTCCGCAAGAGCTAATTCATTATCTGCCTGTAATTGTTCTGCTTTTAATACTTTTTGTTCCTCTTCGTATTGTTTTTTTAAGTTAGTAGTAGTTTCAAGAAATGAAAGTTCTAAATTTTGCCTTTGCGTTTCATAAGCATAGTCTATTGTTTGCTTTAAAAGCGCTAATTCCTCTGCTGATTTAGCTTCGCCTTTAGCTTTTTCAATATCATTTAGCCTTTTTTCAGCGAGAGCAGTTAATTGAGCGTCCTTAATTCTATCTAAACGCAAAGTCTCTTCTGCAATAATCTCTGGAGTAAGCTTTTTGGTCGAATCTATTTTACTTCGGTTTGTCGCAATAAAGAAATCCAGCTCTGCCTTTGCAAGATCTGTTTTTGCTTTCGCTAAAGCTAGAAGTCTGTCTAATTCTTCTCTGGCTGCTTTTTCTTCTTCTGCACGTTTTTTCTCTAATGCTTTTCTTCTAGCTTCTTCTTCTTTTTGCCTTGCTGCATCTCTAATTGCTTTTTGTTTTGCTAACGCCTCTTTTAATAAGCGCTCTTCTTCCGCTAATTCTTCAGGAGTCTTTGTTACTGTTTTACTTTCACTCGTCGTTTTTACAGTAACATCTTTTGATTTTAGAGATTCCAATCTCTTTTTCAATTTTTCTACGTTGATCCCAATTGCCTCAAGCAACGGTGCAACTGAAGAAATAGTCCCTTGAATTGTTTCTATAATTATATTCTTTACTTTACCAAAAAAGCTCAAAATTGACTTGCCTAGAGTGGAAAAATAATCGCCAACTAATTTTATGGCTCCTTTAAAATCACCCGTAATAATCGCTTTTATAAAGTCAAAGACAAATTTTATGTAATTAAAGAACGTTTTTACCGCAAATCCAACAATTGTAAACGCCGAAACAATTCCAAACTTCATCTGAAGAAAGGCATTTAGCAGGACAACACCGACAAGCTCGATTAATGGAGCAATGTCTTTTTTAAGATCCGAAAAATAAAAAATGATATCTGCAAGAGCATTTGTAACTTTTGCTTTTATTTCGTCCCACATTGCTCCGAAACCTTGTATTTCAAAAAGTTCAGACTGGGCTTTATTTAATTTCTCATTTGCAGCAAGAAGTTCCAATTGTGCTTTTGTAGAAGCATTAATCTCTGTTTGCGTAGTCTTGGAAATTGCCTCAAGAATTTTAAGTGATCCTCCAGCGTCTTCACCTGCACCTTTAAATATATCAGCTGTCAACTGTGCTTGCTGTTGTTGTGAAAGCTGAGTCTTTTGCGATTCTGCAGCAATTTCTTCTAAAGCTTCTTTAGTTGTGGTTTTTCCAGCAGCAATTCGTGCTAAAATATCATCAGAAAATGATGCTCCAAAAGCATTTTCCAATGCGTCTCGCGTTGCTTTGGTCTGCTCTTTTAAAGCCAAATCAGCTTCTTTCAGAGCATCTGGCAACTTATCGGAGTAAATTCCTAAATCATATCCTTTATTAATTATATCAATAAACTCATTTGCAGAGTATCCTGCTCTTTTAAAGAATTCATCGTATTCACCTAAACTATCAAGAAATTCCTCGTTGTACTGACCTCCATTTGCAAGACCTTCAGCAATTAATCTGTTTGCTTCCGACATAGAAATGCCATAAGTTTTCGATAACGAGTTAGCTTTACTTGCAATTTCATCGAATTCTTTTTCAAAAGTTTGTGCCGTAGCAAGAATTTCAGATCTTACATTTGTAAGCTCTTCATACGCAGTCACTCCGTATGATCTTAAAACATTGTTTGACTTTTCAAGCTCTTGGTTAAATTCAATTAGTTTCTTCGTTCCAATAGCAATTCCTGACATAACCGCGATAGCTGCGCCAAGGGGTGTGCTAACAAATTCCCAAGCCGTAGTTATTAGATTTTTTAGTTCTGTCCTCAAGCCTAGCAGACCTTCACGTGCGCTTTCTAAGTCTCCTGACAGTAAACCATCTCGGAATTTTCGCCAACTTCCTGCTGCGCTTTCATAAGCATCTGAAACGCTGCTAATTTCTCTTCTATATTGTTGCTGTAATTCAATCAAGTCATCAAGATGCCTTCCCAATTCTGCTAAATCTTCGTTGTATGTCTCAGAATTTCTATTTAGGTTGTTTATAGCGTTTCTAGTCTGATTCACCGCACGACCAATACCTGCCAGAGAATTGACAACCTGTTGGTCATTGATATAAATGGAAAGTTCTCTAGGTATTTCTCTTCTTCCTGCCATTATTTCTGGAATTTAATTAAGGCACTAACCTGATCTAATCTGATTTCGGAAATTTCATTTGCTAGATTATCCAGAACATTCGCAGATTGAACCGCTTTTGTAAAAACATCTGTTGCTTTTAATCTTTGGTTTACACTATTCGACTTCTTGCCCTCGAAACCGTAGTGCTGCATAAAAATGTAATAAGGCGCAGTCAATGTAATTCGCTGCAACCTGTTGTTTTTAAATCGGCTTCCTGCTCCACCAACTCTCAAGGCATTTCCAGTTTTCGAATCTGTTGTTTTTCCAATCTGTTCCCTAACAGCTGATCGCAGATGTTTAACAGCTTTTCCTGCTACCTCTTTTTCCTTAGAAAACATGTCAATTATACCAGTCATACCTTATTTTTTATGCTAAAGTATTTGCATGTCAGGCCTTAAAATAGGACATAAAAAAAACCTTTCGGATTGAGAGGTTTCGCGCTATTTACAAATTCCAATTGTCTGGTTTAAATGTTAGGTCTTCGTGATTTTTTAAGGTGTAAAGGACATTCCACCCATACATATTGTCGAATATTGGCCCGACCTTTTCATAGCTTAAAAATTGGGGATCAAATTTGCCAAAAAGCCAGGAATCTCTTTCGCAATTTAATTTTTTAAGATAAGAGGCAATATCAATAACGATGTTTTCCAAACGATCCAGAACTTCTTCCTGCTTATCATAATCATCTGACTTGCCAGCAAAATCTATGACCAAAAATGAAATGCTCCTACCATTGAAAGTAGTAGTTTTGGTTGAGTTGGTGCTTAACTCTGCGGAGTGGCTTTCTAATAGCAATGCAGGCATTTGTACTCCCGATCTAAACTGTCCGTTTATTTCGTTCCAATTGAAGCGATAGAATCCATTAATTCCTTTATGGTGTTCTGCTATACTACGATGAAATTCTACAATTGGCCTATGTGTAACTTCTCTCATTTTTTCTGCTGTGTTAGATCCTCTTCAAATTGCTCTAAAAAGGAATAGATATTTACTCTTTTTATGGACTCTAATTTTGATAGATCTCCTCGGGCCATGGTCAATATAACTTTCGAGAATCCATACTTTTTGTTTTGTGGTTTAGCATTTTTGCTATTCTTAGGAAATGCTTTTGGAAAACGCTTCACAATGCTGTTTTTACATCCGAAATAAGCTAATTCAATTGCAAATAATTTGTGTACCGGAACTTTGTAAAACGGTAAAGCTTTCTCGTGCAAATCGTCCTTATCAAAGACAGGCCTTTTCTTATCTTCAGTGTATAAAGCGGCAGCCATATATCGTAAAAATTCAACGTTTTTGGTTTCGCGCCATTTCAAGTGCAGATCATCAATGACTGCAAATTCATCAGCAGTAAGATTCGCAATTCTCTTTTGCGGTGGATAATATTTTTTTCGCCCTATTTTCAGCACTGAAGGAAAGATCGTTCTGTTATTTTCAGTAAAAAGGAATTCGTATGTTTTCTGTAAATCTGATAACCGATAATTTCGAAGAATAATTCTAAGTTTTGCCTTTCTTGAGAACTGCCACCATTTAACTCCTGAAATGAGGAAAAAGATCTTGACGTAAAACAAAATATTAGTTTCGGATGTATTGAAGAGAAAAGCAATTTTCTCAAACTGCTTTTCTTTCATTTCGTCCCATGATTTCGGAATCCTTAAATGTAAAGCTTTCATTGGATTAGGTTTTCATTTTGCTCGAACAGCAGTTTTTCTTTTTGCTTGATTTCGGCCACTATTTTTCCAAGTCTAGCATACACCGAATCGTGAACTACTGATAACATGGAAATTTCATCATATACAAGGGCTAATCTGTAATTTAGCACCCTTAAGTCTTCTTCAATATTCATACGATTGGTGTTTTGCTTTTATATTTTTTGAAGGCTTTCCAGATAGCATAAATTATGACAACAGGAATTAAAAGCCATAATAGGTTCCATGCGCTTCTGGAAGTGTTTTTTTTGGCGTCCTGCACTCCAGTTTTATCGTTTGTCTTTACAGATGCTTTCTGGTCGTGATTTTCTTTTTTTGCCTTTGATTCTTTTTTTGTTTCTACTATTTTTTGGGAATCTTCTTTATTTATGCCCTTGTTTTCCCGAGTTTTTTTGGACGTCAGTTTTCCGTTTTCTACTACATGCCTTTGCCCATTTGGATCAGTATATATTGCAGGCTTTGAATTATCTTCCGGCTCGAACGTAAACTCAAAAGATTCGATTTTGCTCTGATCCGTTAGTATATTTTTGTATTGCGATTGCAAGACAATATCTGTATTTAGGAATTCCTCGGAATTCCCAGAAATCCTGAAAAATCCTGAAAAATCCTTTTTCGTTTCAATGCTGTTTTTTTCGGTTTCAGTTTTTCTTGCACCACACGAGGCAAGCAATACAGCTGCCAATAGAATTTGAGTGATTTTTTTCATAATTAAAGAAGAATATAGTTCTGCGAATCTCTCTTTTTTGCCTGAAGAACGCGCCAGTTATTAAAACCTATCTTTTCAAAGTGAGGGAAGTCTTTAAAAGAAGTCCAGTTTCCTCCCCAGCTCCAGCCGTATTTTGCAAATATTTTGACGCATTCGTCCCAATCTGCAACTCCATCATTGTCAAAATCCTTTTTAAAGTCCCAACTCGCTGTTTTTCCGTCAAGAATTAGAACTCCATCGACCGCAAAACCATAATTGTGGACAGACTGGCCACCTTTCGCATTTGTAACCTTTTTACCTGGCTTCGTTCGCCCTTGTGCATAAAGCTCATCCTGTTCGGAAAAAGTTCGCAAACCCTGAGAGATTCTAATTTGTGCGCGACCTGTCAAAGCCTTATTGCATTCGTTAATTATACATGTCACTTCATCTCGGACGCTTGGATGGAGCAGTGCAATTCTTTCTTTTGTAATTTTATCCATGATCATTCTTTAATTTCCTTTTTTACTTCCTTATATGCACCAAAAATTCGTTTCAAAATCTGTAAATAGTTAAATCCGCATTTTGGCAGATTCTCATGAAAAATTGAAAACATTTCAACTAAAAAGAACCCAATTAAAGCAATGGTTGCCCATTCAAACTCAGCATCAGATAACCTGCTGTATTTAAAATTTTTAAGAAACAAAACTTGCTGTAATCGAATTAGAATTAACGGAAGCCCTGAATAAACAATAGCTTTTACGCCCATTTTTTTAGCTTTGTCACTTGAAAACCCTTCACCTTTTCCAAAAAACCAACGCTCTTTGTGATCGCTTTTTTTCCACTCGCAATATGATGCGCCCAATCCTGACCCTAAATCAGCTAAAAAAGTATAAAACAGAAGCCAACACATAGATTCGAATGAAACAACCAGATTGGTTACAGCTATTACAGGCACAACTGGCACTAGTAGTGCTGGCTTTTTTACAAGTAAAGCTAGCAATGTAAATTTCGGAACAGATAGGGAAATTACCGTTTTCATATTTTTTTATTAGTTATTAATATTACAGCATCTATGCAATGCTTTTCAGTTAGAATCCAGACCAGTATTTTTCCTGTATAAGAAAGCTTTTTGATCAATATATTTTTGCCTAAAACACCGGAAATAGTTTCATCCATGTTTCCAAATTTGTATCCATCACTTTTAATTAATGTTTTATTCCATAGAGACCTAAATTCCCTATTAGCCAATCGATCCAACGTAAGTGCTGAATCTCTAAAATAACCTTTGGACATCACGACAAAAAAGTTAATTATAGTAAGTGGAAGATATAATAGGTAAGCGACTACAAAAAGAATAAACCCCATTACTGCACAAATTGAAATTGTTGTCCAATCGCCTCACCTTTCATGACTACAGAGTTTAAAATCCAATCTCTCACAAAATCATTTTTTGGAAATAATTCAGGACTTTGAAAGCTTCCTCCATCCAAGTAAGTAAGAGCGTCCTCGAAACTCGGAAAACCCCACTCGACTATTTCACTATTTTCAGGATAAGCACCTTCATTATCAATAAAATATTGGATGAGACCATGAGTCTCATTTGAATCAGTATATTTAAACAATGTCTTAACGTTCGTTGAGATTTCGTCATCATTCATTCCCTGAAAAGCAAGTGACGCTGAAGAAATAACTATCCGTTGATCATTTCTGAAATAATACATCTCAAAATTGATTCTTAAAATCGAATTGTTCCGATCCAATTGATAAGAAGTATCTTCAATATAAACATCGTCGAACTTTCCTTCTGTAATAATTGGAGAAACATAAAGTGTGGTATTTAGTTTCATATTTAATTTTTTAAGCTTCAGTTACTTCTACGGTTATAGCCGCATCCCATAAATTGGTAGATCCAGCTGTCACGCCATCATTTTTGAGAAAAATTCTTATTTGATCTAATTCATTAATTAAAATTGTTTTATTCATGGAAGCCTCGGCAAACTTATACACTTTTGTTCCAGAGCTTCCTGTTTTTACTTCACGAGCTATAATCTTGTTATAAAGAGGCGAAATTCTTTTAATTTGCACAGCTATATCTATATAAAATGTGCTGTTATTAGGCGACATTGAGCAAAATACATTTGAAATATACCCACTCATAGATGATAAATGATGTAAAGTAAGCGACGAATGTCCCGCAAAATCATCAGTATCTACAGCAGTAGTAGTTGTAATTGCAGTATTATACAAACCAGTTGTAGTTCCGTGCGGATATGCGTACCAGCTAGAAGACATAGCAAGTTGACTGCTAAAAAGAAATTGGTAATACACTTTTCTTTTGGTCGGAATAAAAGCACTATTACCGCTGACTATCCAAGTATTTGTATCAATTTTAGTAAAGGTTCTTTTTTCATATTGGGCAGAACTCAAAGAAACATTAGACTGCAGTGTCACACCAGCTGCTCCACTTGTTGTTTTAATGCCTGTACCTGTTGAAACACTTTCAATTGTAGTTCCAATCGGAAAAGCAACTGTTGCATTGTTTGGTATAATTTCCGAAATAGCTGACGAACTTGAATGCACCACCATGCCTCCATCTTCATCTCCCAATTTAAAGGTGTAGTAAATTGTTGCGTTAGGAATAATTGCTTTTCTGATTTTGGCATAGGTTGCTTTTCCAAAATCAAACCATGCTTTAATTGATCCGTAAAAAGAGTCACTAGATTCATTGCCAACTATTACTGTTTTTTTATTTGATGAATCTTCTTTTCCTGAAACATCAGCAGGAATTGATCCTACATATTCCAAGACCAAACTACTTAAATCGTTAGCATTTTGATTAAAGAGAATTACTTCTTTATTTTTTATAACCAAATCTGCGCCATTAGGAAACGAGAATTTATTATTGCCAGTTCCCGAAAATCCCCATAATTTTACGTCATGACCAGTTCTATTTTTGATATAAAAAGGCTTTCCAGGTCTAACGAACTCTAAAGAAACTTGAATTGATTTTAAATCTGTAACGGCTCCTGTCAAGGAAATTGAACTTCTGCGGTCAATTAAATCAATCTTTTCTAATATAGTTGTCGCTCCGTAGTTTATAATTAAATCTTGGCTTTCTGAAACAGGTACGTAATAGCCTTCAATAATAGGAATTTCTGGTTCTCCAATTTCATCACCATATATAGATGTAAACGAAATTTTAATTGTACCATCTGGGGTATCGGGTTCTTGTGCTGATTCTAAAGACTCTTCCCCTCTAATCTTGAGTATACTACCGTATTTAGTAAACACTAATATGTCTATTCTATACATTCCCTCTGCTGCTGCATCAATTGTGGTATGATAATCTTCAAAGTTAGTAATGATGCTACCGTCTAGGGCACAAGTAAATTCACCTGCATCAATAAATAATTCATCCCCAACTTTTCTAATATTTCCGCGTACTAAAATACCGTCTGGCGTTTCAATTGAATTTATTTTGTCTACAATATCTTGAGCGGTACCCATATAGCCACCTCTATCTAATTTCTGTTTCCAGTTATCATCTGGATCGTGCGGAAAAACGTTATTTGAAGCTTTAATTCCCATAAGGCTAAATTGAAATTTTTAGGATTTTTATAATAGGACAATCTTAAAGTGAAAGAATGCCAGGAGTATCATACGGCGTGTATCCTGTACCATTGCTAGGAGACTGCTTTAGTGGAGACTCGCATTGTGTAAATAGAGGACGGTTCTCGAGAATCAGTTCTCTAGCTGCAGATAAATATTGATTTCCATTATTTGAAAGTTCTTTGACTAAATTCGAAACCTGTTCGGCTGTTTTCCCTGCAGTTATGCTTTCTTTTCTCCCATCAATCAGAACATCGAAATTTAGCCTCAAACCATTTTCATCTAAAAGAAATAGGCCAATACTTGCGACTTTTGACACGGTAAATGCTACGATCGCTTTCTGAATTTCTGTTTTAACATCATTTGAAATGCCTGCAACTTCTGACTTTAGGTATTCATAAAGTTCTGAACATAGCATTGTTTTGATAAATTGGTCTTCAACTTGTCTAATTGTGGGCTGAAGAGCTAAGAAAGTCTGTCTCGAGTTGAATATATGATAATATTCATTGAACGTAGAGGTGTTGTTTACGAGCAGCTTTTTATTTATCGTCCCAAATTCAGCAGTCCAATCTGCAAATACATCAGGATTCTTTTCTAAAACCTCCAACAAATAGTCCATAGATTCATGTCCTGAGCGTAAAAGCTCACGGCGAATGTCTTTTGCAATTCCCCAGCTCACGGCCTGACGCTGATCACTTTTAATTTCCGACACTCCCGAACCGTCAATCTGAACAGACATGATTGGAAAGTATATAAACATTCCGAAATTTGCGATTGCGTTTCGCAAATGTTCTCTTGCTTCATTTTTTACTTCAAAATTAATTTCTGGAGGATTTGCCTCATCTTTTAAAAAAATGTGCAGATTGCCAACATATCTTTTCGTAAATGCGTTGACGGCCTTAGTGATGTAAGGTTCAAAGTCATTAAACTCAAAAGACCTAGCAACTGTAACATATTTTTTTAAATCATCAGTAGTTTCTAAAATCATGATGCAGTAGTTGTTTTTGATCCTGTCGGATTTTTATCTAATGTTGTAAGGATCGTATTCTCGAATCCTGCAGTTATAGTTTCGTTCCATTTGTTATACTCTTGAATAAATTCAAAAATTTCTAAAGTGGTTTCGCGGTTTGTCTTGTAGAGTGCAGATAATATTGTGAAAGCTTCTCGTTTGTCAGATCCTGAGCCAGCACCAAGTTTTCCTCCTGGAATTCCTGCTCCTATTAAAGTAGGATCAACACCTAATGAAAAGAGTCCTTCAGAGTTTGCAGCTTCAGCTTCTGGGAGATAAGAACCATCTTTTAATTTATCGTCAATTACAGTTATTTTAATTGCCGAAACTTGCTGTCCCTGTCCATTAGTGTACATCATGGACTGTATTGATTTTCCAGCTTTTTCATTTCCGACAAGTCCAGCATTAATCGAGTCAACTAATTCAGTCCTGATTTTTTTTCGCTGGTCTACAGTCATTTTAACCCATTCTTCGGCGTAAACATTTACGTAATACTGTTCATCAATTTCAATTAAATTCTTAATTGTCATTTGATTCGTAAACAAAGCTTTTTTTAAAGCTGGAACTGAATTTGCTACATCCAGCCAGCCAGATTTTAAAACTGCATGCCATTCGCTTTCAGGATAATATGCTTCATCAATTAAAGGATAAAAAACAGGACGGATGAACTTTGTAATTTTGTTAGCTTTACAATACTCTCTCACTTCGTCAGCAGACCAATAGCTGTCAATAAGAGGAATCTTTTCAACGAATTCGCTTTCAACATCAACCGAACTACCTTTTCCGAATTTTTCAGAAATGTAAACGTGCTCGACTAGGCCGTTTTCTTCATTCATCATTTCAAATCTGCACCAAGCGGTTTTTTGCCTTTTTACACGGTTAATCGTCTGGAAGTTGTTCGATAGAATATATTCAGGAAAAGCAATAGAAAACCACTCTAAATCGGCAATCGTTTCTTTCCAAAATCTGTTCATTTGGGATTTTCGAAAAAATGCATTTATGTCTGTAAGTTCTGAAGCAGGAACGATTTTTGGCTCTTTTTTGCCGTTTTCGGAGACTTCGTTTTTGAACAGTACCAGACCGTTTCCGTAATGGGCTTTTCTAAGAAATCTTAATCCAGATGATAATGCGCCATTTTTCTTTACTTCCTTCAGGACCTGCTGAGGATAATCATTGTTTTTTCCCCAAGAAGCTATTACACCCTGTTTATCTTTTACATCAACTTTTACGGCGGTTACCGCTCCGTCCATTTTATCAATAGAGTTTTTAAAAGTGACAAGTGCGGGCGATCCTTTATATTCAGTTACCGCGATGTGATTACCTATAAAATCGCTCATTAGTAGATTATTTCTTTATTGTTGATACTTATTATAAAATCAATGCAAATTGTGACTACACTAAAATCAGGCAATTCTATGTTTCTAGTTCTATTGGCAAAATGATTCGGGTTTTTACTTGGTTTCACGGGAACGAGAATATTTTCTATTGTATCCTTATGAATTCGGTTTGGATTTTTTTCTAGCAGCAATCTGGCACCATTGTAAAATTTTAGTTTTCCTCCGCGTTTTGAAGTGGCATTAAAAGTTCTATAAGTCATATCAAAAGGAATTAAAGTTCCTCTATGATCTTTTTGGTTTAAAATTGCTAAACCTTCTTTTAATGAAATTTTCTCTTTTTGCATACCGCTAAATTCATTTAATGGCATATTATAAAATAGGACAGGAATTTTTGATCTTTATTTTATTGAATTGGAACACCTTTTCTAGTTTTTGAAAATGTTTTTATTTGATAATCAACATTTTGCTGTCTAAAAATGAATTATTTTTTCTAAAATCTGACGAAAAAGCACGCCTGTCCCTATAAAATTTCACACTTTCCACCCCGACATGATGAGGAAATATGAAAGCGCCCGATCTGGATGTTAGAATGATTGGATTCGGCTTTCGGAAAGTAGGCGGTTGTATCCTTTGAATATGTCGTTAAACATGCTCATGATAGGCACGTCGAAGGCATCCGTTAAATGTGTGGCGTGCTGTTGTGGGAATAGTGGATTGCGTTCATCCTTCTTAACCTTTTCGATGCCTCCCTTAAGTGACTCTCGCGCTTCCGCACGTTCGAGCGCTATAATCAAGTCAGGGTTATTATGCTCATTGATACGGATTTTAGGCAATCTCGTATGATGCTCTTTAAGCATGGCATTTAAAAGAAGATACTTGTCGGTGTGTGTTGGTGCTGCTCCTTTGGTCATTAGGTAGACTGTCCAGCCATGAGCGACTAATAGATCAGTAATCTGTTGGAAGTATGTACGCGTGTCATTAGGTAGCCGATTGTTACCATCATGCCCTCCATATAGGTAGACAAATTTTTCCTGATGCGGACGGTAGTAAGGTATTACCTGCTCAATAAACAGATCATCTAATAACTTTGGCGATTTAGTAAAGAACGACTTTAATACACGATATGTATCATCTTGTTTTTGAGACACAACGCAACAATTAAACACCCCAAAATCAACCGACATTATAAGCGGTTCGTTTGCTCTAACGTCGTTGTCTTGGTTAGAGTTAAAATGTTCAGATCTAGCCAGGACTCCAATTGTCTCGAGATAGCTATTATTGTAGTCCGTGTAGTAATGTCTGCCTGTATTTAAATTAGCGTAGAAACCGTCAACTATTTCTTTAGGGCGTATGTTTAAGATCTCAGCATTATATAAAACTTCCGATATCGCAGCATCCTTCATTTTTTTAAACCACTCTTGATTTAAGTAGGGATTAGACAATGCTGAAGCTTTTATAAATGCGTATTCTTTTGGATTCGCAATAGCGACTTTCTCCATATCGGTAAACCACTTACCCTTTTTATTGATTGGAGTAGATGAGACATAGAATTCTGAGCCTAAAAGTTGGCAATCCTTAAATATTTCCTTTTTAGCTCTATTGGTGGTTTTTACATTAGTAAAAAGCTTTTCAGGATCTAATAAAGCGGCTTCATCTCCTAACTCGGCGTAAGAGTTCAATCCGCGACCAGAGTTAGGATTATCAAGCGACACTAATTGAAAAATAGAACCGTTGGCAAAATGTATTACATTATCCCACTGGTTAGGCGGTTGAAAAGGCATTTCAAATCCCATTTTCTTACCAGATCTGCCAACAACAAAATCTACATCTTGGTAGAGATTGAACATTGACAAACCTTCAATTGTAGAAGGCAATGTTCTGCTAAGAATCTGCGAATAAGTAGCACCAACCAAAGCAAAAGAAGCTTTTGGCATCTGGCGGACTAATTCACGTTTATGATATCCGAGAATTGTAGATTTACCTCCACCGCGCCCCATTTCAACATATTTATTCTTTTGCGGGGCTAAAACAGTCGCAATCTGCGGAATCGTAAGTTTTACAAGCTTTTTTTTACTGATCATCGTCTTCGTCAGTTTTTAATTCCTCGTAATCGATATCAGTAACATTTAAGTTGTTGAAGTCGGCAGAACCTCCTGACAGCATTTCAAGAAGTTTCGATTGAACCTGCTTGTCTACATTAACATGAATTTCCATGTTTTCGAATTTCTCTGGATTGAAGTTAGGATTTTCTTCATTTGCCAAACCGCCATATTCTGCAAGCATTTTTATTGCTTTAGCTTCATTTGATCTATCTCCTTCTTGAATGCATCTTTTCAAAAAATCTCTACAGTATTCAAGCCAAATAACACGAGATCCCTCTGCATCGGCTTTCATGACGTTGCCAAAAAGCTTTTCAGAATTTCGGATATCGATGTAAACTTGCGCTTGAGAAAGACCTTTTTCCTTTACAAATTTGTTTAGGATCTGTTGTGTAGAGAAATGATTCAAACGAAGCGCAAAAACCTCATTAAGACGAAGCAAAATATCTGCATTTGTTTCGCTCAACGGAAAATGTTCAGGATTGATATAATATGCAATAATCTTATCTAGCGTGGAGTCGCCCCGCTTGATCAGCATGTCTCTTTTTTTACTTCCCATCAATCAAATTGCTAATTGCTAATAAATTTTCTTCTTGATTCAATAAATTTTCTTCCTGCTTAAGAATCTGACGTTCAATTTTTGATCTAGTCGCCACGGTTTCTTCACTTTTCAAAATTTCCTTATTGCAATTTATCCTGGACTTTAATTTTGAAATCGATGCATAAAGCAATTGCTGCCGTTTTATCAGACCTGCTGGAGTCAGCTGTTCAAATTCATTTTTAGGCGCATCTGCAATAATTCTGTTTTCTAAAAAGAAATCAATTCGGGACCAGCAAAGAGCATTTTTTTTTATATTGCTATGAATCTTTAATTGAAGTGCAATCGATTCTTTTTCTGCATGTTGAGGAAGTTCATTTAAAGCTACTTTATACATGCAGTTTTCCTTAAACAAGCTACTTGCTTCAAGAAGAACCGGACGTAACTCTTCGGGTAATTGATGAAATAACAATGCAGTTTTCTGTTCTGTTTTTAGCTCTTCTTTTTGAATAGGATTGACAATGGAAGCAACTTCTGTCTTAATGCGGTCGGAAAAAGAATCTTCAACATATTTCTCGAGAAACTTTTTAAGCTCGTACTTAAGCTTTTCAGTATTAAATGAATTATGCTTCTTCTGCAAATTTTTTAAAAGCAGTTTGTTGTGCTTTGGAATGCTAGCATAAATAATTAAACCTGTAGAATAATCACAGCCGTTATTAAACCATTTTTTTACAATATCCATAAAGCACTTGGAAAAAACTGATTATGACAACTACAATTAATGTCGAAATGGTAATAAAAAGCATCACTTTTAAATATTCTATAAAGCCGATTTTCCACTCGCAATCAAAAATGTATTTGTAAAGGATGATTTCAAAATAAATTACTACATAGAATACGATAAGCCCCAAGACAACTAACAATTTTTCTTTCATGACAATGCTATTTTATGTCACAAATATGGAAAGTGTGAAAGTTTAATAATAGGACATAAAAAAAGCCACTCCTTAAGTGGCTTATATTTTTTCAACTTCTTGCGTGTGCAGATCAAAAGGAGATTTTAAACACCATCCAATTGTCAATTGCTTTCTAATCTCATAGATCTCCGAATCATCCTTTTCTACAGTATGATAAGATTCAACTACATAGGTAAATCGTCTATAATTCAAAGAAATCAAGATATCGTTTAAATCATAATCAGAAATACATCCCTCAGGAAATGTCCTGAAAAGAAAACTAAGCAGTTGTTCTGTCGTAAAATTAACATTAGAGCTTTCAGGATTGCTCGGTTCAAAATTTTCTTTTAAGAATTCTTCGATAATGACTAAATAGTTTAGCATTTGGATTTAATTTTTTCCAAAAATAGTTGCTTAGCTTAAAGCTAAATAGGATAGTTAGCGGTTAGTGCTTCCGTTTTCCTTTTATTGCTTTCTCGGCTCGCAGAAAGAACCATATCTTTATCATTTTGATACCAGTTGAATTCTTTTCTGTACTGTGTCAGTAATTCATTCGGATAACTGGAAAGTAAAAACTTTCCCTTTATTTGGCTCAAAGCATGAAGCAAGTTAGCAAAATGTTCTTGAGTATAACCGCCGTAATGTCCTTGATTCGCTCCAACATAAGGAGGATCAATATAAAAAAACGTTTCTTCAGAATCCTGTTTATATATTAATTCTATTGCATCTTTACATTCAATTTGGGTTAGCTCTAGTCTTTTGCTTAAATCTTCCGTAAAAGCCTCCTTTTTATTAAAATTAAGCACGCTTTCCTTGCTTCGAATAGTTGCACTTCGCCAAGAACCAATTTTATTTGAGAATCCTTGAAGTGTGCCAACCCAAAAAGCCCAGGCTCTTGTTACAGGATTGAATATATATGGAGTTTCATACACAACCATAGCATTTTTATAAACCTCCCTGCTGTATGGTGTAGACGACACCAAAACTTTCAATTCTTTAAAATTTGATTTTAGCTGCTGGTAAAAATTAGAAACATTTCCATTAAGATCATTTATAATTTCAACTTCGGAAACTTCTTTTGCCCAAAATACAGCGCCGCCACCAAAGAAAGGTTCTACGTAAACCCGATGTTCTGGGATTAGTGGAAGAATAAATTTAAGCATGGATTGTTTGCCTCCATAATAAGAAATTGGAGTTTTTTTAATTACTTTCGCTGGTTTACAACCAGTTAAATCACTTGATTTTACACTCATTTTTTGTTCGATTTTTGATTGATGATGATTATATTTGCAATTCTCAGGTTAATTTAAAAAATACAGCAAAGCCACCATAAGAAGACTTTTGTCCTCCAACGGTGGCTTTGTGCTAAATTAAATTACCCTGAGAAAGTATTAATTTGTTGGAGGGCTTTTTTTCTCTTCCCTCCTGAGAGATTCTAAACTTCCGGCACTAATTGAATTGCTCCTTCATAGATTGGCGCTGGCCCAAAATTCTTATCAGTAAATGTAATTACCGCAGAATTGTTTCCTTCTACAGCTGCTTCAATATTATGCTCAGCACTTGCTAAAGCAGGAAGCCTTGACATTCCAAGCTGTCTCACATTCCCTGTTCCAAATTCTTCAAAAAGAATTACAAGTTTTTTATTTTTTATCCAACGCATAAAACCTAATAGGTCAGCGGAAGAGCCTGCAACAGTAATTGCTAGCTCATTTTGATAAAGCTTTCTACCAATTTCGCCAAGTGGCGTAACTTTGATTGTACCAGTTTCCGTAACACTTTCAATTTTATGAAAACATTTACCCGTTTTAAAAGTGTGTGCCGTTTCAATTGTAGATAGTTCCTTATAAGTAGCTGCAACATTTGCAGGAACTGGATCACACATTTTCTTTGGTTCGTTTATGGTTACAAAATCGCTTTGTTCCGCATAATAAACAGTCCCAGATAATCCTGAAACTGGTTCACAGCTTTCGCCGCCAATATCTGTTAAGTCAACTGCCATTTTTTTACATTTTTTTTATGAATGGGCTATTTCCTATAATTAATGTAGTCATAGCTTCCTCATTGTTTAACAATTCGTTTTTTGTGTATAGAACACCAGATACTTTTAATTTTTCTGGCATTCGATTACTAAAACCGTACTCCTTATCATTAAAAGTAAAAGTCTCATTTAACTTTTTGGCTTCCTGAACTTCTTGAACTTCTTGAACAGTTTGAGTTTCCTGACTTTCCTGAACTTCTTGAGCAGTGTGTATCTCCTGATTTTCCTGAGTTTCCTGAACTTCTTGAACACTTTGAGTTTCCTGACTTTCCTGAACTTCTTGAGCAGTGTGAATCTCCTGATTTTCCTGAGTTTCCTGAACTTCTTGAACACTTTGAGTTTCCTGACTTTCCTGACTTTCCTGAGTTTCCTGAGTTTCCTGAGTTTCCTGAGTTTCCTGAACTTCTTGAACACTTTGAGTTTCCTGACTTTCTTGAACTTTAGTTTCTGAAGCAGATGCTTCAGAAACTATTTTGCTTTTTTTGTTTGCCATATGAATTCGATTTATGGAGTTACAACCAAGTTTTCGGAGTCATAGTACAATTTGTTTTGCGCCACGTTTCCTAGACCTCTATCCTCGTCACCGAAAGTAGCCACATAAACTAATTGATTTATTAGAAAATCATATCCTAAGAAAAACTCCAAAAAGATTTTCAGTTTATAGTCTGAAACTTGAGTGTCCGTGATAGCTGGTTTATCAAAAACATCAATCAAACGAACCATATTTCCATCAACTGTAGTGAAAATAACATCATCTGGAATACTTGGTAAGCCAACAATTTCAAGCTTACTCAATGGAGTTTTCATGTTTCCGTCTGCAGTATAGTTTACGTTTGTTCCGTATTCTTTTTCATACTGATCAGCAAAAGTCATTGCTAAAGAATCACTCATAAACAATTGTTTGCATTTTCTGCGTGTTTTCTTTGGCAGCTGCTTCTCAAATGATTTCACTTCATCTAGAATGTTAACTGCAGTAATTGCATTCAGAGGAATTTTAAAAGCAGGATGCACTAAATTGTTCAATGCATTTTCGATTTGCTGAGCAATTCCATCTAAAGATGAACCAAATTCACCGTCAGCGTTCGCATCGTCACGAATACCAATTTGAGATAAATCTTCCAAATCATCCGTAACTTTAGCCATAAGTTCAGTAATGATGTATTTAGAAATTGGATGTTCTTCTGCAGTTTTTCCAGTAGAGTATAGTTCAGCAAGCCATGAGTTTAAAATCTCAGAAGGAACAACTGGAAAATTTACCTTATGATGGTAATTTTGAAGCATTTTATGCTTGAACTGAGCTTCTCCAAGTTCCTGCCATTCTGCTTTATACCCTTGGACAACACGAGTAAGGATTGAATGAAACTGAGGGAACTTTCCTTTAATTGCAGTAAGTACTTTGCAATATTTATTTATAGTCACTTCAGAAGAATATACTCCAGCTGCAATTACATCAGTGTTGTTTTTTACATATTCGTTGACTTCTTTAGCAACGTCTTGTACAGAAATTGTTGACATATTTATGATTTTATCGAGTTAGCGATTTGATTGTGAGAAGCATTGGAGTCTACAAAATCATTTTTTGAATCTGCAGTTTCCTTTACTTTTATAACAGTTGGTTTAGAACCATCAGCTTTTCCCATTTCCGTAACTTTTGCACTTAATGCTGCAGTTTTTTCGGTTAAAGTTCCCTTAACATCTAATCCAGCAGATGTTAGCATACTATCAATTGAAGTTTCAACAGCTGAAACAATACTTTGAGAGGCAGTAAGCTTCTCGTTCAACTCGGTATTTGATTTTGCTGCATCCAAATCAGTTTGCAAGGATGTGTTGGAGTTTTCTAACTCCACAAAACGGCTTTCAATCGCGTCTAACTGATCAGCATTTAAATAAGTTCCTTTTTCTTCAGTAGAAGCTAAAGGAGAATTTAAACCCAAAACAGATTGCAACTGTGGCAATTCTTTTGTGTTCATAGTTATATTAGTATTTGAATTATTATTTGAAGCTTCTTGAAACACCTCCGCAATAGCATCTAAGAGAGTACCATTTTTATCAATTAATCCCATGCCAATTGCAGTATCGCCTGTCCATGTTCCTCCTTTAAAAACTTCCTCGTTTAGTTGCGGTCTAGCGTTTTTCATATCAACATGAAAAGTTGAAACCATTGGATTTAGATCTTCTTTTATATAGCTGCTGTAATCTGAATCGCTACCATCAACAACAGCTCTGTAGCCTTTATTTTTATCAGGAGATAAATCAGAATAAATAGTATGCACTTTCGCTCCAAATTTTTCAAGAAGTCCATTGTAATCAACGATAATTGTACAACCGCCAATAGAGCCAATTGCATCAGCTCGTTTGTTGGCCATGATAAAAGATCCGGGTGCAGCAATGTAGTATCCGCCTGAACATAAGTAACCATTAGTGTAAAAACCAATTGGCTTTGTGTTCTTAAAATCTGCCACTGTATCGTACATTTCTGGCGTGCCATATACTTGACCTCCTCCTGTATCAATGTCAATTACAACGCCAACAACAGTCGGGTCATTTTTTAATCTTTGAAGTATCGTAATGTAAGTTTGGGTTCCTAACCAGTAATAAGTACTATACTTTACAACAGGTTGCTTAAAATCCAAAACCACGACTTTATTTGAAGAATTATTTAAAGCAGTATTGGCCTCTGCAACTGAAGAAGTTGCCGATAAGTAAATTTTTGTAACGTTTTGAATTTTTTCATTTTCAGGCTTTTCTGTAGACGCTTTACCTGTATACATTGAAACTAAAGAAGGCACGAGACTAACGCCGTAACGTCTGTCAATGTAAAAATCGCCTGTAAATAAAGTATCTAAGCTATTACTCAAAATAAAAAAATTTGTATTGTTATTTTCGACAATACAAATTTTCAGTAATATGAAATCTTAAAATAGGACAGTTACAATACTGGAGTATAGTATACTGGACGTTTGCGGGTTTCGCCTTTAATATTAACTAATGTGTACGCCTCGCCGTCTGGCTTTGTTCCATCATTAATTTCATAATTCATGTATAGAGGTTCAAGCTCTGTGCCGTATAGTTTTTTAAAATCATTATTTAGCTTACCCAACCCAACACATGGTTTGTTTGCGTACTGCTCCAGCAACTGCTCTAAAGCTTCACTTCTGGTAATAAGTCGGAATGAAATTGATATCTGCTGTATTTCGCCGTCAGAAGATTGTTTAGGATCTACTTTTACATTTATAGAATCTGGTTCTAAAATAGCCTCAACATTATTTTCATAAGGAGTAAAGACTACATCAGATGAATTTCCATCCGTAACAACCAATGGCCAGTTACTGGTTTCTTCAATTAAGAACAAATCAAATTCGGCAAATCCAGGCCATTTTTCATCGCAAGTAAAATTCATAATTATTTAAAATTTATTTTTATAAAAGTGTCGTATTTTTCCGCCTTATAAATCAAAGCATCAGCGCGTTTTTTAACTATTAATATGCTATTAATTTACTATCAGTAAACTTTTTTTCTTTTTTATATTTTCCTCGCAATGCCTTTGATAGTTGCGATACATGCTCTCTAATTTCATTTCATTTTCATTGATGCAATATAAATCCAGAAAAAGCTGAACACTTTTATATGCATTGTTTACACCTTTTGCCAATTCGATATCAACAAATGAGTAAAAATCCTCAAAAAACAGACGTTCTAAGCAAACACCCAAAAATTTCAATTTGCTTCTATTGATTTCGTAGCCTTTTGTATTAAAATACATTTCTGGTATATCAAGACAGTATTTATCTAAGCCCTTAAAATCAATATCAGAAGTATCGGCATCCTTACTTATCAGGTCAAGAAGCAATAATCCCAAAAAAGATTTTTTAGAAATAGTGTGAACGGTGCCATACTTTCTAATCAAATATTTCTTAACTGGTTTTTTGACAGGAATGTAGATTTTGATCATTTACTAACTTTTTGGCTGTTACGAATTTACGATAAAATCAAAAAAAATAACTTCAAAAAAATAGAATAAATGATGAGTAAGTATGTTTTTTTCTAGAAAAAAGTTCCTTTTGTCCACATCGTTAATTTTCAGTCATTTAAGAGCTAAAAACATCAAGTAAACCGTGGAACTACCCTTATCAATTGTGGAAGTCAAAAAAATAGTTCCACAAATTCCACAAAAGTTCCACGTAAACATTAAAATATAATTTTAACTTAATATATTGATATTTAAATAGATAAAATCTATTTAAATTCTTTAATTTTAATTTGTGGAACTTTGGAACATTTTTACCCGTTTATTTTCAGCAAAAGAAAAATTTGAAAAATTTTTTAAATTGGGGGGTCTGGGGGGAATCTGAAATTTGAAAAACTGGACGTTATGATATGAAATAATTCAACATTCCTTTTTATAAAATAATATCCGGTTCGATACTTTTGATACAAATTGGAACAACACCATATTTCATTTGAATTTAACTTTGCATGTCTAAATTTGAAACGTTATGGACAGTAAAGTAAAAAATGAAGTGGAAGCCCATATTTTAAAAGCTTCTGGATTGGGAGAAAAAAGCAGAGGATACAAAGCTATTCAACGGTTATTTTCCAAAGAAGAGTTAATTATCTGGTTTGAATATGAATTATTAATGGATATCAGAAGAGGATGCCATAAGCTGGGACTTGAAATAAAATTAAAGAGAGAATTAATCTGTATTGACGAAGAAGTGGTTCGAAATTATTATGAAAAGGTAATGGGGATGAAATATCCAGATCCAAAACCAGAAATTTCATATTACGAGAGATTTAATTTGAATAAAAAAGATTAAATGTATGTGCTATTACGTAGATCAAGGAGCAAGCAGGAACGATGTAAAACTTCGCTTCAATATTGCAATTAACAATACTGGACAGTTTTATGAAGGAGTTTTTGTGAACGGATTTGAGCATCCAAACTTACCGATTATAACAAATGACAATTCAGAAGAGCTTTCTGTGGATTACCATTGGGGATTAATGCCGTCTTGGGCAGGATCCAAACAGCTAGATTTTAGAAAGGGGAAACTAAATGCCAGGATTGAAGACATAGACGAAAAAGCATCATACAGAAACATAACCCAAAATAGATGTCTTATAATTGCTACCTCATATTACGAATGGCGCTGGCTTGATGCCAAAGGTAGAAAGAAAGAGAAGTACCAAATCTTTAGCCAAGAAAATGAAATATTCACATTCGCTGGACTTTACGATTCGTGGATCAATCCTGAAAACGGACAATGCTTAAATACTTTCACTATGGTAACAACTCAAGCAAATGATACCATGAAGTATATTCATAATCACAAGGAGAGAATGCCTGTAATGCTGAAATTGTTAGATGAACAAGCTTGGCTTGATTCTGAAAACGATATTAATGAATTCGCTTATCCAAATTATAACGCAAAATTATTAGCTTTTAAAGTTGCTTAATTTATTAAACTATGGATTATTTCAACGGAATTAAATCGGGAATGTTTGCTTCTTATTTTGTTCAGGAATTAAGAAGCAAAATGAAATTAACACAGATCATTTATTCTGATGAATTTCTGGAACCTCACGATGAAATTGACAATCATATCATTAATTGTCAAAATAAATTATTTGAGTACATCGCTCAAAATATAAATACTGCAGGACTAACCAATGAAAAGTTTTTAGATCTATTGGATCGAAAAAAGAAAGATGTGCTTGCGTTAGTTGAAAAACAGATACAACAATATATTGAAGAAGTGCAAGTTGATTATATAAACGTCGATGAACCTAGACCATCTGATAACTGATATAAGCTTACAAGTAAATAATAATATCCTTCTCATCCGCCTTAATTTCTATATTGGCGGATTTTTTAATTTGATCCAAAAGAAGTTGATCAACCTCATTCTCATTTAGCGAATCGTAATCTATTGATTCTTCAGTGTCGAAGAAAAATTCAAAGTACGTAATTGTTTCACTTAATGCTTTCATATCTTCTTCGACATAGCATTCAGGATTATCAATTTCTACACCGAAATAATCAATGGCAGTCAATCCTCTATTGATTAAACTTGTTATAAAATCAATTGAAAGTTGATGAGGAATGGCAACTTTTGCAGTGGATAATATGATTGTGTGGCTTTTCATACAAAAGATTTTACGTAAAGTTACGCAGAATTCATTGTAATTAATTACTTATGTTTGTTAAAAAATAAGTAATGGACACAGTTAAAGATTTCTTTCAGAGCATTTATGATAACTACAGAGATCGGATAAAAAATCCCTTAGTAGGATCTTTTTTATTATCCTTCTTCTTTTTCAATTGGCGGTACTTTGCAATATTATTTTCCTCCGAATGGCCAGTACATTGTAGGATCGAATGGATAGATGAACGATATACAATTCTTTACAACTTTGGTTGCCCTCTCCTAATCGCATTGTTTTACATTCTAGGATTACCTTATATCAATTTAGTATTTGACAAATGCTTAAATTACTATTCCGATCAAAAATTTGAAAAGAAAAAAAGGAATAGAAAAAAAGATTTAGAAACCGAACGAGATGAAGCTTCATTAATCAGAGATATCGCAGATGCTAAAGCAGGGACTAGTGAAATTAATAATTTAAAAGAAAGGAACGACTCTTTAGTAAAAGAATTAAACAACGCTGTTTCTCAAATGGAAGAAGACTTGAAAAGGCATAATGCTACAATACAACAATACCAAGCTAGAGAGAAAGAACTAAAAGAGCAAAATAAAAATTATGTAATAGCTGAACTTCTAAGTAACGATTTAAACATCTCGGTTAGCTCAAAAGAAGTGAATACATTAAGCGAAATTTATAATTTAATGACAGATAAAGGTAGAGAACGTTATCTGGATGCCGTTAAAATGCTAGAAATGGGAGATTATGAAGAAAGCTTAGATAATTTGCTTAGGTATGTAGATTTGGATTTGGTGGAAGTAGATTTTAATAATAAAAATAAAATAAGAACGTATAAAGTCACTAAATTGGGTAAATTGCTAAGTACCTACATAACCAATGGATATAATTTAATGTAAAAGATAAGCCGCTATTAATTAGCGGCTTTCTCATTCTAAAGTTTGTTATTCATATACTTTAAAATCTCATTAAAAATGTACTTTAGGAGATAAATCAAGTTTATTGTAGATAAAAGTAAAGGCAACAAAATTTTTCCTTCTCCGTATAGCCCAACAATAAATATCAAACCAAAACCAGTAAGTCCCACGTTATAACAAGCACGCATAAAATAAAAACAAATGAATATTGGCAAGGCTTTATAATAATTGCATTAAAAAAGGCTTGGTAAATATTTTTTGGTTCAAATTCATCAATAGCGAGCCCAAATAATGAGGATTCAATTTTTTCAATAAAATCGATATACTTTTTCATCAACATATTTTAATGCTTTAAAGAAAGCTTGCTCTGCTTTCCATTGTTAGAGTTAGTTTTACTTAATGGATAATTGATCCAAATGCATTCTTGAACTTGTTTTGATCGGATGTTGTTCTTTTTGGTCGGAAACTCAATTTTTATCCATCCTTTGCTTTCAAAAAGTTCATACATTAATGGATGATCATATCCAGAAATCATGGCATAACCTTTTATTTTATATAGAATAAAAGCCATTTTTCTATAATCTTCTTCGGAAAATTCAAACATGTAATCATCTTTTGAACCTCTCGTTTCCAATAAATATGGAGGATCTAAATAAAAAAACGTTTTGGGAGAATCGAGCTTTTTAATAGCCACCAAGGCGTCGATTTTAATAATCTGAAAATTTGCTCTAATCACTCTGGCCACTTCCAAAAGTTTAGGTAATGCATTGTTCCATTTTGAAACCGTTTCTCCAACTTGAGCATGAAGTTTTGTTTTAGCCATGTGCCAAGATTTATTTTCTCTTTGAGCACCCAAACCGTAAAAACTTTGTCGAGCTCGTACATAAAATTTACGAGCTCGTTCAGTTTTATCTCCCGTAATTGGCCAGCAAGAATTGTAATTTTCCTCAGAACATGGAGAAAGCTCTAGTTTCATAATTAATGTTTCAGTATCATCTCGTAAGACTTCAAAGAAATTAGTCACGTCACCATTAATCTCGTTTACTGTTTTTATGCATTTTCCTTTGTAATTAAGCGAAACGGCCATAGAGCCTCCAAAAAGCTCAGCTAGGTGCACAAAGTCGTTCGGAAAATAGGCGTACAAATATTCTAGCCAAGTAAATTTTCCTCCGAAATAATTAAATGCTATTATTTTGCTTTTGTTTCCTGACATAATAAAAATCATGAGGTTTATCAATTCTCTCAAACTCAATAACCCAAACCCAAGGATTTAAATCTAAACTTTCCTTTCCATTAATTTTCATCCATAATGACATAAATGATATAACAGTTCCGTGCATCGCACCATAAAATTTATCTTTAAGATATTTCGAGGGATTGGTGTAATGCTTCCAGCCAGGAGCCCAAGGTGCTTTTTCAATTCCTTCAGATAATGCGTCTTCAATAGTTATCTCATGCAATCTTTCGGCACGAACTGATTTAACTTTTAAAAAAACTCTACAGCTCGTTTTTTTCATATGAATTGCTGGAGTCCATTTATATCCGCATTCTTTTAGAAAATCGCTTGTTAGAGGGCGTTCTTCAGTCTTGTAATAAATATTCCCTTCTCGGCCTTCTAAATGCTCATCTCTTAAAGTTATTGATGTTTCGCGAACCCAAAGGATGTTACCAATTTGATAAGGAACCTTTATTTCTAAAGTTTCACTATCAGAACGAAAGAATATAAACAAATCTCGACCTATTCGATTAACACATCCAGAGAAAGGGACTTTACTGCTAAAATTTGATTGCATAGCCCTCCATGCATCAGGATTTTTATTAATCTCCTCCAGTCCTTTTGTTCTACGTGTTTGAGTTTTCTCATCATCCAAAATGGCTTTCACCATTGGCGTTGAAAACAATATTGGCTTAAATATATTTCCCATATTTTACATTAATAGCAGTGAAACAATTGTACAAACCCCAAAACCGAAACCAAACCAAACTAAACGTGTAACACGGCGATCGTACTTATCTTCTTTCAGTTCTCTCTGATGTAAGCAGGCTCTTTTAGGCAACCCGCAAACTGGACAATTACTTAGCATTAGTATCACGTTTAAATTTGATAATATCCTCTTCTAATACATCTTTTGAATATTCAAACATTTTCGGGACGATCTCATCGAAACTGTGGCAGTAAACAAATTTTCTCCTTGTAACTTTCCTGTTTTTGTTGTCCGTTTTGAAACGATCTCTTTCTAAAACAACTATCTCAATTAACCATCCGTTATAATCATTTATGAATAGTAGTTCTGCAAGGCTTTTATTATCGCTATAGAGCCCCCACTGGTCTTTCGAAATTTTCGGAAATGTTTCTTCAAAATTTTCGAAATTATCAAGCAGTTTATTGAGCTTTTTTGATTTTAAGCACATTGCCAAATAATACATTGAGTTTATGTAAGCACAAGTCTCTTCCACTTCTTGTGCTATTTTTTCATTTGAGTTTGAAATATTTTTTTCCATTAGTTTAATATCTTAAAGGTTAAAGATTACTCTTGATTTTCTGTTGTTGTAGCTATTAGTAAAACACTATCAGATTCAAAGTTTCCCGCTTCTATTCTGTAGTTTCTTTCATGCCGTTTTTTGGTATAACGAGTCGATTTCTTTTCATTGTTGTCAATCAGTATGATTGATGGTGCATTTTCAATCTGAAGCTCATTTACCTTTGCAATTGCTTCTTTGCTTCTAGTAGTTGTTAAAACTTCTTTTTTTTCGACGATTACTGAAAACTGTTTGGTTTTCGTAGTCTCTGTTTTTTCTGTCTGATTTTTCATTTTTAATTTCTTTTAGAGGGTTATTAAATACTTCGTCCAAATATTCACGTCTGGACATTTTTAAAATTAGATTTATATAATTTTCGATTGTTGCGGAGTTTGCAGAAACACGGTCTGGCCGATCGCGCTTTTCCTTCTGCCTTTTTTTTGAGTCCATACCTCTTATTTTGAATTATTGGTTTACGTTTTTGAGTAAATTGTACTTCGTCAAAGATTCCCGCCAAAACCCAGATCTGTTTGCTGTGGTAGAGTTCCCTAAATACTTCCATGTTCGTATTTTCATTGAAAAAAAACGGCTGATTACAAAAACTACCGTCATAGGCTTGCTGAAAATACATGCACCCGAATTTCTTTCTTCCTAGTTCGTCTGAGAAATCTTCTGCTCGGGCTACTCTTAAGTTTAATATAACGGCTTGTGTCATTGTTCAATCGCTTTTAGCCAATCTGGATCATTTTCAGCGTCAGCGCTCACAGGAACTTTCGGCTGAGCATCATCTGATTTTTTTGGACTGTTTCTCAATAGGTTTAAAATTCCATTCTCGTGCATCATACTGTAATTAAAAACATAAGCAGATGTGGAAGTGTCATCGAAATGGACAGATTTGACGGCCCCGATGAAATACTTCTTCGATTTGAAATAGTTTCTAAGTGTGTTCTCATGGATTACATCGACACCTTCACGGGTTGAAACCTCCTTATGATACAACTGGTGCACAGCATTTAGTCGCAAGTATAGAACTTGTGATCTGTCTTTATTCGGCCATTCTTCTGAAGACTGGTCTTTTCTTCCTTGAAGCTTTAAGCTAATCGGGGTATCAATCATAAAGTGAATGTTTTCAATTAGCAATGCAAAAGGCTTGCGATCTCTTAAGTACTCCAACGTTTTCCAAAATTCTGCCAGTCCTTCACTTTCCACAATGAGATCAGATGTTTCTATAATATTTTCCTTAAACTGATCATGCATTTCCTGATAGGTAAAAGGAAACTTAAACTTGTCAAAAAGAATTTTAATTGGAGTAAGGATAACCGTATAGTTCTGGAGCATTCTTTCCTGATAATCGACACCACGCAATTCTTTTTTCAGCTGTTTTATAATATCCGAATAAACCTGTCTGTAGTTTTCTTCAACTAAAGTGCGATATTTCACTATTTCCAAAACAAAACTTGTAATGCCTTCCTCTTCCCAAGACTGCAGCAAATTATAATCTGCTACTTCCTGATCTGTATAATTTTCCTGCGGTTTAATAACATGCTCAATGATGCTTCGTGAGGTAATAGAGTTATCGTCCCAGCTTGACAAATACTGAGAAAGCAGAATTAAGAAGCAGTTCACTTTTGTAACTTTGGTCTTATTGTCACCTGAATTCTGGCCGATTTCACGACCACGGTTATCATAAGATCCTTTTATTGATTGCTTGATTTTTACATCTGTCGTCAAATCACTGAATTCCTCCAGGAGCGCAATGGTATTAGTTGTTCTGCTAATCCTTCTTGAAAATGCCGATATCGTGCCGGCATTTAAATCGAAAGCAGGCTGTTTATAGCAAAACATCGCAGCAAGACTCTCAGCAAACTTCGATTTTCCCGAACCTTTTTCACCAGCCAAAAACAGAAGCGGTGATACTTGGTACGTTTTCACGAACAGATCGCGGAAAAGTGCAAAGAAAGCGCAGGCGATGCCTGTAACAGCCTTTTTACCATATACCTTGTGCATTTGCTTCATCCAAGTATGAAAAGCGATTGGCGCTTCCATGTATACCATATATCGGTCATTCTCATACGGGTCATCGCCTTCACGGGAATTCTTGTACATCACCGAAGCTGAAGGAGAATAAAAGTGCTTTACATCTTCAATGTAATCACTGTCAACTTTAACCCCAGTTTCCAGCTGTACAATTCCGTAATCATTAGGTACTTTTGTAACTCCGTTATGATAAATCAAATTTGCATAAGCATAAAAGCCTGCATGTTGCCAGCCCAAAGTTTTTAACTCATGAGCCGTGATAAAATGCCCTAAAATCTCGTTTCTAAGGAGCTTAAACTGATTTGCCGATACTTGTGATGTGAAAGTGAAATTTCCTTCATCTAGGAGCTTTACTTCAAATTTCGTCATTTGCGAAAAGTCTGCCGTATCAAAATCGATAAGCCTTTTAATTCCGCTTTCAGAAATCACTTCACAAAGTCTTTTATTTTCCTGCTTTCCGTAAACGTGAAAAAGAGGTGTTATCCTAAAATTCGTTCCTTTATAAAAGCTGTCTTTTCCTCGGAAATAGACATTGTTTTGATGGATAACAAAACCTTTTTCCAAAAACTGCTTGTATTCAGCTCCGACAGGCAAACCAAGCTTTTCAACTGACTCAACATGTACTTTTTCTGTTTGAGCAGCCTTAGCTTCAGCAATTTTATAGAAGCTTTCTATCTTGTCTTTAATGACTTTTGCAGGCTGTTTAATTATTTTAGCACATTGCTTTAGGTAAGCTTCACGCTTAATGTCATCTTTAATCTGCGAGAGCATTAAAGCAATTTCCGAAACTGCATACGAAAGCTCATTTGGATCGTTAGCTGCTCTATTTTTTAGTTTTATTGTTTTCCAGTTTACAGCGTCTTCAGCATTGCCGAAGATCATTTTTTCAACGTGAGGCGTTTTGCGAGCGTAACTGTCTGGGTCTTCTCCTTCAGGCAAAATCACTACAGAAACTTTCAGACCAACTGCCAAAAGCATATTTACGTCTTTTAGTGCAGCTAAAGTCCCTTTCTGCTCATTCCCCTTTTCGTCCAAGCCGTCATTATCACGGCAAATAATTACATGATCTGCAAAACGGTGAAGCAATTTGCATTGAATTTCGCTCAGTGCAGTTCCTCCAGTTGCCACTCCAAGCTCACAGCCAAATTGAGACAATCCAGTTACATCTGTATATCCTTCAACCAAAACTGCAGTCTTCTGTTTGGATATTGCATCTTTATTTTCATATAGGCCATATAGTTCATGGCTTTTTTCGTAAATTTCAGTCTGTGCTGTATTAATATATTTAGGGCCATCTGCATTGTCGGCTCTCCTACCTCCAAAAGCCACGATATTTCCTCGGATGTTGCGAATAGGAAACAGTAATTTATCTCTGTGAAAATCGTAATTACTTCCATCTTTTGATACTGTCAATCCAACAGCTACCGCCTGTTCCAATTTTCCATTTTCAAGAAGAGGATTTGTTATAAATTTATAATCCTTAGGAGCATAGCCTATTCTAAATTTTTCAACTGTTTCTTCATTGATATCTCGGGAAATAAGCATCTTTTTCACCCAATGGTCATCTAATGCGTTATGAAGCTGCATTTCGTATTTTAACGCAGCAACTGATTGAATATCATATAAGCTTTGTTTTCTGGTCCTAAGGCGCCTTTCCTCCTCTGAAATTTCGGTCTCCTCCAGAACAATATTGCAAATGCCACCAATAACCTTTACAGCTTCTGCAAAATCTACATTCTTATACGTCTGTACAAATGAAATTCCATCACCACCTTTTCCGGTAGAGAAACACTTATACATGTTTAAGGAAGGAGTAACATAAAAGGAATCTTTGCTATGATTAAAAGGGGATTCGCAGGTATATCTTGATCCCGATTTTTTTAACTCGCAGAAATGGCCGATAATTTGAACGATATCGGCATTTCGTACTAAGTCTATTGATTTTTCTGTGTACATGGGTTATTGCAAATAGAGATTAAAATATTGTGAAACAGTCAGATCTTTATGATCTATCAAAAAGAGTTGTTCTAACAATAATTTTCTCTGAACTTTTGCAGGGAAGTTCGTAGACAAGGATGTTAATACGTTTTTGTAATTCATCCTGCTTGGCAAGATAAAAGGAACGCAAGGTTTCTTTGTCTTGTTTTGATATGCTGGTTGTCTCTTCGAGCGCGATAAGTTGGTTTCCATAAGCGAGTTGATCGGATTGCAGTTTTTTTATTTCAGGAGTATCTTTTATTTGTATCAGCAATAAATGAAGTGCAGCTAAAGTGCAAATACCGTTAGCTGGCGAGCCATTTATCCTTAAGTATTTTGCAAAGGCATCTGTAGCTGATAACTGGTACATTCTCATCAAAGCTTTAATAAATTGCTGACCTTCTTCGATTTCCTTTTCCCAAGTTTTAGGAAAAGTGTTTTTGATCATTTCTAATGCTTCTGGACCTGTATATGTAAAGTTTGAAATACTCATGATTACTGGATTATTTTTTGGTTTATAGCTTTAGTGATTAATCCTGACTTTGATTTAACATCTGCCTTTTCAAAAAGATTTTGCTTGTGCGAGTTTAATGTGCTTTCAGAAATTTTCAGATAGTCTGCAATTTGTTTGTCTGCTAAATCTGAGGCCATTAAAGTGACAATTTCAATCTCACGTCTGGTTAGCGGATTGCCATCAATCGTAAGAGACTTTGTTTTCCATTTCAAGCATCTGCAATTGTTTGAGCAAATGAAGTTGTCTGCCTTGTTGAGTTTTCCACTATCTGTAAAATCAGCTTCATGATCAGCAGCTCCATAAATGCAGAAAGAATAATTCTCGATTGCCTCGTCTGGGCTTAAATGCTTTAAATCTTCAACTGCAACTTCATCTGATAACATTTGTTGAAAGATTTGAGCTTTCTTTTCTGGTGACAATTCTTTAAATAAATAGGTCTGGCCATTCGAAACGAAATAGGTTTTCTTTGTTTTTCGGTCTCCAAATATTTCCGTTCGGTAATCTCCAATAAGCATTCCTGCGGGTATTTGGTGAATTTCATTTTTAATTGTAGATTTGCTTTCCATTAGTTTAATCTGTTAAAGGTTAATACTTAAAAACTACCCGAAGTTCCCGCTTCGGGTTTTTTTGTGCTAAAAATTGATTTCTTCTCTTCTTTGATTCGTTTTTCTTCATCGAGTTTTTCGGCATACAGTGCGACAATTGTCTTTTCAATCTCTGAATTTTCATTTCTGCCGTTAAAAACATGAGTGATGTAGGAAATGCCAAACGGCTCACCTTTTTGGTTCATGATCCCATTTGCATTTAGCCGATCCAAAACCTCTTTTGAATAGCCTTTTTTGAAGACTTTTTTCATTTTTTTTCTTTCACTGACTTTAATCATAGATAAGTACTATTTTGAATTCATATAATTGTTGTAGATTTACTACGAGTTAACTACGAGTTGACTACGATTTAACTATTACAAATATAATGACTATTGTCGGTAAAAAAAATATTTTACTGACAATTTTCGGATTTTTCTATGAAAGCTATAAATAGATTTATAAAATACTGTGATTTTAAAGGGATTGCGCCTAGTAGGTTTGAAAAAAATTACGGCCTATCTAATGGATATTTCAGCATTCAACTTAAAAGAAATGGCAGTTTAGGTGAAGATGTACTAAAGATAATCATCGACAATTGTCAGGAAATTGACGCTGAATGGCTAATAACGGGTAAAGGAAATATGCTTAAAAAACAACTTACTCCAAGTGAAAATAGCAATCAAAGTGATAAAAACGAAAAGGAAGTTGCTCGGCTTTTAATCGAAAATAGGAGACTTGAAGAGACTAACGATTTGTTGAGATTTAAAATCACTACTCTAGAAAATCAATTATCCGAAGGCAATCAAATTAAGAATAGCCCCATTATTCATACACCTATGGCTGAATCAAAACCTGAATTAACTAAAAAAAATCAGAAAAAATGAAATTGCAAAGTGATTCAGAGGAAGATAAAGTAGAACATTTACAATTAAATATCGGAGAAGGAGATAGCGAACTAATTGAAAGATTGAAAGTAATTATAAAACAAGAAATATATGAAAGAGCAATATACAGCTCCAGACTTAGATTTAAAGGCATTTAATTGCCCACATTGTCATGCATATGCAAATCAAGAATGGTCTACCATGCGTGCTGAAAAAAAAATGTATGGCGCATCGCACGGATATTATCTAAACGAATTTAGAGTTTCATATTGTTCGAGCTGTGCAAGGAATACTATATGGAACGGACAGAACATTATCTTCCCGCTTAGTACAACTGTTGAACCGGCAAATATAGATTTGCCAGACGATATACAGCAAGACTATAATGAAGCGGCAATTGTTCTAAATTTTTCACCAAGAAGTTCAGCTGCTCTTTTACGACTTGCTATTCAAAAATTGTGTAAACACTTAGGTGAATCTGGCGATAACATCAATAATGACATTAAAAACTTAGTGGCAAAGGGTTTGCCTCCACAGGTTCAAAAAGCTTTGGATACAGTAAGAGTTATTGGTAATGAATCTGTACATCCAGGAGAGATAAATCTTAACGATAATAGGGAAATTGCAAATACTCTTTTTAAACTAGTAAATTTTATTGCTACTAAAACTATTTCTGAACCAAGACAGATTGAAGAATTGTATAGCTCTTTGCCTCAAAGTAAACTTGATGCGATTGAAAGAAGAGATAACGCATAAAAGAATATGTAATGTTTGACGAAACAAAAAAATCTGTAGAATCAATATTGTCACAAAGGCTTTCAAGTCCTTTTTATGGTACACTAATTATTTCTTGGCTTATCTGGAACTGGAAAATAATATACCTAACGATTTTTGTTAGTGAGGATACTATCACAGTAACAAAAATCCAATATATAATTCAGAATTATAGTGAGGAAAAGTATATCGTCTGGTTTCCACTACTTTCAACATTTTTACTTTTAACAGTAGTTCCATTCATTACTAATGGTGCGTATTGGCTTGATTTATTATTCACGAATTGGCGTGAATCAAAAAAACAAAGTGTACAAAACAAACAAATGCTGAGTTTGGAACAGTCAGTAAAAATAAGAGCGCAAATCGTACAAATGGAAAAAGAATTTAAAGATTTGCTTTCTGATAGAGACAATGAGATTGAACAACTGAAATCATTATTAAATCAAAATCCTAATCACGACACAATAATATATTCTAATGATGATGATGAAGATGAAGGATATTATAGTACTGAGATAGACAATCTTGTAAAAACGATTAAAGTTAATTCAGAACTCTATGAAGGATTTAAATTAGTTGACAAATATATAGTCGGAGGAAATACCGGTTTAAGTGAGAAAGTCTCCCACGAAATTATGAGTTTCTTCATCTCAAATAAATTAATTAGCCATATCCGCTCTGGTGTCTATAAGTGGACTAGTAAAGGAAAAGAAGTCAATAAAGTTTTGATTAATGAATATTTCTCACGTCCCATAAACTTCCCAATACAAGAAAATGAAAACTGATTTACAATACGTTACAGCATATGTTTGTTTCCTGTCGAGGTCACTACTCGGGACAAAAGAAAAATATCATCTTTTGTTCCGTTTTTTTTTGCCCGTAATCTATTGTTTACCAGATAGATGCACTTGAACATTTCGTTGACCCTAGCGGTTTGGATTTTATTGTTTTGAAATGTGAAATTTTCGGGAAAAATTAAACCGATTATCTCTCTGGAGTCGACTAAAGACCCGTCACCAAAGGCCTCGCCGAGCTTTATTAGGTTTTGCAGTCCTGTGTTCATTAAAGATTCAATATCGGCTCGGTCTTCATCCACATTTCCAATCTCATTTTCAAGCCTGCTGATCTCAGCATTGTATTCTGTCTTCATTAAATGATAGTCATCGGCATCTATCTTCTCGGTAACCAGCAGGTTTCTGGCAACAGCCAGTTTTTTTTCGTAAACCCCAATCTGTTCCAGGGATTTCTTTTTCTCATTTATAACCAATCCTGTATGTTCCCTGTATGCTTCAAGCAGAACTGCACTGTATAATTTTCTTACTTCGGCCAGAGGCTTGAACTTATTTAAATGCCCTTTAAATACACTATTGGCCATTTCGGAATTTACCCTCCACTTGCATACTTTATCGCAGTGGTAATAGAAGTAATCTCTGCTTCTGCCCCTGCACTTGCTGCCTCCCAATTTCTGTCCGCATTTAGGACAGACAAAAAATCCCCTGAGGGGAAAATTCTCAATTGTTTTGATTTTTGGCCTGTACGTCCTTGCTTTACTATTGAGTATATCCTGAACTTTATAGAACAGATCTTGGCTGATTATTGGATCATGCTGCCCCTTTACAAGCCTTTCCTCCTCATCTCGATACTTTGGAACTACTATCATTCCGCAGTATAATGGATTTCTTATAATCAGCCACATGTTGTTCTTAGAGATCCCCATGCCCTTTTCTTTGGCTGTCTGATATATTGATTCGGTACTGAAAATATTTTTTGCAATCTGTTCATATACCCAAACAACGTTTGCAGCCTTATCTGGCACAATTGCAATATACTTTTTTCCATCTTCGGTAACTTTGTTAGCATAGCCATACGGAGCCATTCCCATATGCCTGCCCTCTTTTTTGCCCCTTCTGAGGCCCTGAAACGTATTTAGCGCCCTGCGGTCATTTTCAACCTCAGGCGCAGCAAGATAAAATGCCAGCATCATCTTATTCTCCGGAACACTAAGATCCAGCGGCTGCTCAATTGCCTGCGGTTCGACTCCCAACGCCCTTAATTGATTTATCATCTGATAGGCATCGCCCGCGTTTCGGCTGAACCTATCCCATTTCATAAAAAGGACCAGGCTTATTTTATGTTTGCGTTTTTTTATGTCGGCAAGAAATTTTTTCCATTGCGGCCTGTTGAAAGTTTTTGCCGAATGATCTTCGTAAATCACATTGCGTATCTGAATTCTGTTGATGCCACAGTACTTTCTCAGCATCTCTTCCTGATTGCGCTGAGAGAAGCCTTTCTCAGCCTGCTCATCAGTGCTTACCCTGATATACAAATCTGCTATCTTGCTCATTCTGTTTTATTTAAATGTTTAACCACCGCGATATTAGCAATTTTTCTCAAGAAATACAAGATTTCTTCAGCCTGTTCAAAAGTCACCTCCAAGCCTTCAGTTTTAAGCATCTGCAGTGCTTTTTCAGTTGTAATTTTCGACTCATTGTAACCTGTCTCGTTTTCCATCTCATTATCCATTTTAGATTATAATTACACTAGATAGAAATTTATTTTAATTAAATGTCATGATGTATAAATCGGTTTTCACTGGCATAAAGTGGAAGCACATGTCTATCAATTAGAGATAGCTGATTTGTTATTTTTAAAGAGTATATTTACATTAGAATTCCGCCAATAATCAGCATTTTAATTAAAAAAATGAAATCGCTATGGTATTTACAGCAGTAAATTTAAAAAAGCATTTGGGCAAGACGCTGCCGCAGATTTTGTTTGCCGATTTAGATTATTTCATTTGGGCATACGAGAACAACGTTTTCAGAAATCCGCCTCTTAAGCTGGAAGCAGAGTACATATTTAAAAGGATTAAGAACATAAAAATTCCAAAAGAAAACCCAGAAGAATACGAAGTGGAATACCTGATCCATCAGCCTACCGGCAAATTCGGTCATTTTGAACTGGTGCCTAAAACTACACCCCTGCACAAGGGTGGAAGTCCCGCTTTCAGAACCGAAAATATAGATCTAACTGTTGCCAGATCTATTGCAGCTTACGACAAAAGCGGATGCCGTACCATGATAGAATACTTAAAAAAATATTATTTCGGCGATAGCAGCTATAAAATGGTTAAAAAAAGGTGTGAGGATTTTTTCAATAAGGATTCAAATTTCGTCTTATTATAATTTCACATAATTATGAAACCGAGTTTTAATTATTTTATCGGTAAAAGTACCGCAGCAATTTATAAACTCTGCATTGGAAAAGGCAACGCAAAGGAAAGATTGATTGAATCCGAGCTTGAGATAAGGTCCGCTTTGCGCGCTCCTGTTCCTGATGAATTAATGCCCTTGAAAAATAAGATAAAACACAATCTGCTTTACAGCGGACAAGGAGCATCAGGCGCTGCGAAGGGTTCAATAGCCAGATCCCTGCTTGGAAAGCGGAATTCAACAGCGTCCAAATTCATCGCAGACATAATTCGGCTCCATCTTGAAGTTGAAGCTTACATGAAATATTCCAGCCGGAACTAGCTGGCTTAAAAATCTATTATATCAGCAGATCTGCAAATAACCACCCCTGATAAAATATAAAACTTTATGGCAAAAGAACTCTCAAACAAGAATTCCAACGATATTTCCGTTACCGATCTTATCACATCAGCAACTGTCAGAATAGAAACTTTTGGCAAAAATGGCGGCACAGGTACCGGCTTCTTTTTTGATTTCGATCCGCAAACCCCAGAAACACTGGATAGCTTAGTGATTGTAACCAACTGTCATGTTGTAGATGGAGTCCAGAATGGCCAGTTTACCCTAACCAAGAAAGACCAAAATGGAGAACAGATTAACACTGAACATTTGACAATTTTCCTTGAAGACTTCCAATCGCACTGGATTAACCATCCCGACGACGAAGTCGACTTATGCATTCTGCCGATAAAATCAATTAAGCACTTAATCAAAGAAGATTTTTTTTACGGAGCGTTTGACTCCAGCCATATCCCCACTAAACAGGAAATTGAAAACTTATGTGCCATCGAAGAAATCATAATGGTCGGATATCCTGAAAACATTTGGGATGACCACAACAACAAACCCATTGTCAGAAAAGGAATTACTGCAACCAGCCCAAGACTGCCATATCTTGGCTACGATGAATTTTTAATTGATGCGGCGTGTTTTCCCGGCTCAAGCGGATCGCCGATCATTATTTACAATATCGGCCAATATATGGATCGAAATGAAAACCATTATTTTGTCAAATATCGGATAATCCTGCTTGGTATTTTATACGAGGGACCGCAATACACCGCTGAAGGAGAAATAGAAAGAGTGCCAATCAAAAAGAAAAAGATTGTAAAGACGCAATTGCCAATTAACCTTGGAGCGGCTATAAACGGCAGCAAGATCCTGGATTTTGCCGAGCGTTTACAGTAAAGATAATCGTCTTGCACAGATTTAGATTTTGAAAAATCTTAAACCTGTTTCATTTACCTAAGCTTCTCCTAAAATTTCAGAAAGCAGAACCTTTCTAAATCCTTCCGGCGCCGCTTCTGACGCTAAAGCAAGTTTTACAGCAGTAAGGCCTTCGACAGTCTGCTGAACCGCTAAATTGCTCCAGTCGAAATCAAAAATCTCCTGAAAATATTGCGCCACTGGCCTGTCTCTTATCAATAAGCTGGCGTCCCTGTTGTACATGGCTCCCGTCGTGGTTAAATTATGGCTTCCGAATAAAACCTGAGCATTGGCTTGGTCTGAAGAATCAACAATTATTGCTTTGGTATGGCATCGGCACTGTACTTTTATATTATCAGTATTAAAGCCAAATTTTTTAAGCCTTGTGAGTGTTTTAACCAAACCAGCCTGCCCTTTAGCCCCAAATTCACGCGGATCCCTGAAAATTATCCTCACCGCCACGCCATTGCTCTGCTTTTCGACAACCGCCCTGTAAAAGCTTTCATAAACAGGATCGTTGTTCTCCAATAATGAAAAAGACTGGTTTTCAATGTCAATGCTAACCTTTGCACTTTTAACCATTTCTGTCGCATGATAAAGGAACATACGCTGGCCCTCAGAATTTTTATCCGGAGTCAGCAGAGGCTGCACATCAAGTATGCGCTTAACTGTCAACGGCTTAAAATATCTTACTATCGGAGGTACTGGAGGACAGATCCCCTTAGAGATAAAGACATAGGAATTTGCGAGCTTTTCTTTAACATCGAAAGGCACACGCAGCGCTTCCTGATAATCCCAATCTATGTACTTTCTGAAAATGGTAGCCAACGTCGCATTTTTTATTACCACATTCCACTCCCGGTTATGTTTCGCAAGCGGTCCGGGAATAGCCTGGCCCTTGCCTGCCGGATCAATATCGGCTTGGTTCGAATTCTTCCAATTTCCGCTGCTCAGCCAGAACTCCTCATCATCTCGCGCTGCTACTTTTATATGATAGTCGCTCGCAATTAATTTGCCGCTTCCTACAGATGACCAGACATGCTCAAATTTACTCCCTAGACGGCTCTTCATATTATTCACCGCTCTATCAGTGCCATCGTTTTGGGTAACCATTCTAAGGCTCCCGTTGCAGTTTTGCACAGCCTCAAAAATTGCCGAACTAATGTGCTCAGCCTCCCACTCGTACATGGTTGCAGTAAGCCTGCTGCTTACTCTTTTAAGAAAATCCTTCAGATTTGGCCATCCCGAATCAGGGCTAACATGAAAAACCGCTTCCATATACTCAACTACACGGGGCAGCCCAATATTTGCAGGCTCACGATAATTGCCTGGCTTTGGCGCAGCCCAAAAGCTTACATCCACCCCCAAATATTCAAGCTGCTGTTCGAATCCCGCAGCCACCACATCGATTCCGTATCCCATGAACTCTGCAGGCAGAGGTTTCACCGCCAGTTCAAGCAGCGTCTTTTCATTAATTTTTTCCGCAACTTGCACAGAGATGACCTCTTCGTCCGTAATCCATCCATTTTTAAATCTAAAGCCCTGCTCAATATTTAGGACGCCAGGAATACCATAAAGTTCCTGCTTAGCCATCTCAACAGCTTCCGCCAGTTCCATTTTATAATTTTCTCCCATAACAAATCATATTAAATGACACTTAATATTTATGTTCCAACCAATATTCATCTTAGTTTAATTCAGGTATCGAATCTTATACAATTCAAATCTGCGCCCAATTATTCATAATTCTAAATCTAGAAAAATGTCAAACGCAAAACACACAATAAATATAGAAAAAACATCAAACAGACAACAGGTACAAATACCTGTTTTCCAATAATATATACCAATTTATCTAATTCAGAATTTCAGATTGCATCCTATTCCCGCTCTAATATCCTAGTCACATGGCTTCCCGTTATTTTTTTGCCAACAGCCTGTATGCTTCTGTCTTATTTCAGGAGCAAAGGTATCTCCGTGTTCTTAACCCAGAAGCAAGGCCATGTCCTGCGGATTTGATATAAAATCTCCACCCATACGGGTCGTATTTTCCATCAAAGCCTTGCTTCTGCTAAACACTAACCTTTTTATGCTCATGAAACAAAACATAGCATACACCGGCTCTTTAAACGAATAAAAAAAATGTCAGCAATGAGAAATAAAATATTGGAAGCGGAAAATGAAACAAAACAGCTCCACCTCGTCATTGCCGAATAAATAAAATTTCAAAAAAAATTAATCCTTAAAAATCAGAAATCATGAACATCATCGGAAGAGTAACAAAAGACGCAGAGGTACGCACCTTGTCAGGAAACAGACAGGTCGTGAATTTTTCAATAGCGACAAACGATAGCTACAGAAGCAAGGAGGGCGAGCGAGTGGAACAGACCACTTACTTCGACTGCGCCTACTGGATTAGCCCGAAAGTAGCGGAAATACTGAGAAAGGGAACTCTTGTGGAACTGTCAGGCAGGGTAAGCGCAAGAGCATGGAAAGGAAGCGACGGGGAACTGCATGCGGGACTGAACTTCAATACCTCGCAGATTAAGCTGCACGGAGGCGTAAAAAAGGAACAGGGCGAAGTTACGGCAACACAGAACAAAAGCAGCAGACCTGCTGTGCAGGAACCTGAGGAAGACCTGCCGTTTTAAGGCTCACATAGGAATTAATATCAAGTTTCAACTTTAAAACAATTATCATGGCACACAATATCAATTACAACAGCAGCACAGGAAATTATTCATTTTTCAGCGTAAAGCAGAAAGCATGGCACAATCTCGGAAAAACGGTGCAGGACTATCCGACAAGCGCAGAAGCCATCAGGCACGCCCAATTGGATTACGAGGTCGCCAAAACGCCTTTATACACCAAAGCCTTGGCAAAGGAGGAAATGCAGGACGGTACTGTGACGGCAGGCGCAGAACTGCACGTTCCCGATTATTTCTCGACCATCCGCACCGACAGCAATACGGTTTTGGGCGTAGTGGGGAAAGACTACCATATAGTACAGAACCGTGAGGCGTTCAGCTTTTTTGACGCCATAGTCGGCGGCGGCGAAGGCATCCTGTATGAAACCGCAGGGGCGTTAGGGAACGGGGAACGCATCTTCATTACAGCCAAGCTTCCCGACTACATCAGGGTCGGCAGCGGGGATGATGTGACTGAAAAATATATTTTCCTGACCACCTCCCACGATGGAAGCGGAAGCATTACAGCAGCCTTCACTCCCATCCGAATCGTATGCCAAAACACACTTAACGCCTCGCTCCGCAGCATGAGCAACGTGGTGCGCATCCGACACACTTCGGGAGCAAAACAGCGCCTTGATGATGCGCACAAGGTCATGGGACTGGCAAACACGCTCAGCAGTCAGCTGGAGGACATCTTCAACCATTGGGCTAAAGTAAAAGTTACGGATACAGAGGTCAAAAAGTTGATTCAGCTGGCATTATGCCCGAACAGGGAAACTCTGGAAATGCTTAAAACTGGCGCAGATGATGCAGTGTCCGCCATTTTCAGAAACACCGTGGAAGATGCTTTTGCCTATGCCATGGCAAGCGACACCCAACAGATGGAAACCACAAAAGGAACGCTTTATGGCGCATACAATGCCGTGACAGGATATTATCAGAACGTGCGCACCTACAAGGACGATGAAGCAAAACTGCAGTCCATCGTGATGGGAGGAACGGCACAGCTGAAATCGCAGAAAGCCTTCGAACTCTGCACCTCTTTTGCCGTGGACGGCAATAAGGCGCTGATGCTGAATTAAAAAAAGACGGGCGGCTGCCTTCAAAGCGGCCGTCTTACAGCTTCTCAGTATGTGAAGCCGATAAAAAACAGACATTAAAATCTACAGCTATGAACAGCAATTTTTTCAATCAGATAAGACAGATGGACATTTCAGGGGATCTGCACCTGACCATCGCAAAATCGACCGAAGGCATCCTTGTCGTATCGGTCATGCTTAAAAACGAAGCCTGCGGGGACAATGCCAAAAACATCATACCCCCGCTCAACCTGAGAGGAACAGCAGAGGAACTCGACAGCGGTTTCTTTCACACCATTACCGCCCCGATGCAGAGCGCATCGGGACTGATGGCAGACATGGAATCTTTCATGAAACAGCTGGAACAGGTGAAAATGCAGTCGGCAAAGGAGAAACAGAAAGCCGATGCGCAGAAAAAGCAGCACGAAGCCAAAGACAAAAGATTCAGCGATGCCATGACAAAGGCTGAAGAACTGGAAAACAGGGCAGATTCCGTGAGGCTTGGATGAAAGTTCCCGAAGCGGCGGAATTTCCCGACAGAGCCGACGAAATACGCAGAAAGAGAACATCCCTGTCGGACAGGTTCTCCGCTCCGAGCCTTTTCGGTTCAGAACAGGAAAAGCCCGAACCGCCCAAAGAGGCGCTCTATCCCGAACATGCAGAGATTCAGCCCGATGAGGAAATGTCCTTTGAGGAGCAGGAATATGAAGAGGAAGAAGAAGACCAAGAGGAATATGAATATTAAAATGCAGCGATATGTTACTAGCAACACACCTACAGCGGGTTTTCATAATCATTGAAAAGGGTCAGCAGATAAGGCTGAGCGACCCCGAACCTAGATGGAGCGTCGAGGCGGTGCTGAATTTCTACGCCCCGACATACCCTATCCTGACGACCTCCAAAATTTCAGCGCCAGTCATCAGGGACGATGCGGTGGAATACAGATTCGAAACCGTAATGGGAACAAAAGGATAACCTAATTTAAAGGCAATGAACCATGCAGAAAAAAAACGATAGCAGGCACAATAAGCCTGCCGCGGCAGAAAAGACAAAGACAGCTGCACGACCAGCTGGGAAATTTCATGGCTTGGATGCACAGACCCAAAGACGCGGGGGAAATTCAGAAAGACAGAGCAAAATCAGTCCCTGTCGGAATGCTTCCGATAATTTTCTGAGAATATCATTCCTGCCCAAACTGGAGCAGTGCAAAACCGTACAGCCCCGTAGGGAACACAAAAGAATGCAGCCGCAGTTCTACAAATCCCTTTCGCATCTGACAGCGCATTACGGCATCACCCCCATGCAGACCGACTGCTTTGAATATCCGTACAATTTAGCGCTGTCGCTGTGGGATGCGGAGCGGATGCTGAAAAAACAGTACGCGGACTGCCCCGAAATCAGTCTGATACAGGACGGTGCTGAAACCTATCTTGAAAGCGAGGAAACCTGCGATACAGGGACGACCCTGTATTACATACCCGTCGAACCGCTGTATTGGATGAGCCACGATGCGTGGTACAAAAGAAATGCCAAACTGCTTTTAAGCCTCTTTTCCTATCTGTACCATATTGCGGAAGTCCCCTACTACAGACAGCAGGACAGCTACCTGTACTGGATGTATGAAATGCACAGGGAATGGACGGAGCAGGACGACGAAGGCGAACAGAGAGAACGCTTTTTGCATGAGTTCGACAGGGCGGAGATTATAGGGGACTTTATCGAAAAAAAAATATACAATCCAATCAGCCTGAGGCTATTTGGACAGCGCCTGCGCAGCTTCAAATGCCGTGATGCATTCGACTGGGAATGCCTGTCGGTTGCCCAAAAAGCGCATAGGCTTTACAGCGACTATCCCAACGAGGGAATCTTTAGAAATGCCCCCGCCTGCAACGGGGACGTGAATGACGAAGAGGACACCGAAAGCATCCCAATGCACAAATACATTTCCTTTATTTCGCATACCAAAGGATGGCTCTATGAAACCCTTGAGCAGAGCATCAACAATGAATTCAACGAATACAGCCAGATGCACGAGCCGACCATCTCGAAAAGATTCGACATTGGCACGCGGAAGCACCAAAGCCTGGATTTCGAGCGCAGGTTCTTTTCCCTCTTGGATGACCTGTGCGGACTGCTGTACAACTACAAATCAAACGACGATGAATAATAGAAACTATATTTCCGAACAGCTGGGCGTCCTTTACCATCCCACCTCCGCACTTGTGTTCTATCAGAGCCAGTCTGCGGACAGGTCGGTGTATGTCGAGCATTTCGATATGGACGGGGACGGAATGCCTGTCAACGCACACCCGCTTACCGAGCGTGAGGCGCAGGCGCTTGCAAAGGCTTTAATGACCGAAAAGCAGAAGCAGACCGCCTTTCTGAAATCCGAAGGCATCCTGCCCGCAAACATACTGCATATCATGCCAAGCCCTGACAGGGGCGCTGTGCTTTGGTATACCAAACCCCAAGAGAGAACCCTGCATTTCATAGAAAGCCTTGAAATTGCGGACGGCAAGGCGCACATGCCTGCCATGATATGGCAGGCGACAAGAAACAGCCTCAGGGTATTTGCCATTGCCGGCAATAGAAGACCTACCGAAAAGACAGCCCTCTGCCATGCACCTCTTTTGAACATCTACGAGGACGGCAGGGTATGCATGGGGTCGGTCAGCATCAGCATCAAAAACTCCGCCTCGCTTGAAGAATTTACAGGGGCGTGGGAGGATTATTTCTTCAACAGCTACTTCAGCCACCTCATAGGCAAAAATAGTCCCGTAAAAGGATGCTGCATAAGCCTGTGGAAAGACCTGATTGCATCAGGAAGACCTTTCCCTGCCGAAGTATTGAAAAAAAACAGCAGAACACTTAAAAGCCTACTGCCATGAAAACAGAAAAGACCAAAATGCATTTTGCCGACACCTATCTCATCAGCCCCACAAACCCGCTTACAGTAAACCTTATAGGCGCTGGCGGTACAGGCTCGAAAGTGCTGACCGCCCTCATGGAAATGAACTTCAGCCTGATAGCGCTCGGTCATGCAGGGCTTTGTGTCCGCCTTTGGGATGACGACCTGATAAGCGACGCCAATCTCGGAAGACAGCGTTTTGCGCCCTGCGAAACAGGACTGCACAAATCCGTTGCCCTTATCAACCGTGCCAACCGCTTCATGGGTACGGACTGGAAAGCCGAAAGCGTAAAATTTGAAAAGGATGCACTCGGCAGACTGCCCAAAAATGCGCAGGCAAATTTGTACATCACCTGCACCGACAGCGTGCAGTCCCGCTTCAAGGTTGCGGAAATCCTCGCCTCGCTTCAACGAAACATTCCGCAGAGGGACACTCCAAAATATTGGATGGATTTCGGCAACAGCCAGCATGCGGGGCAGGTCTTACTGTCCACCATTTCTGAAATCAGACAGCCCGATTCCCAAATCTATCAGACTGTCCCTGTCCTGCCCTTTGTCACCGACGAATTCGGGGAACTGCTCCAAGAGTCCGAAACTCTTGACGGCACACCGAGCTGTTCGCTTGCCGAAAGCCTTGAGAAGCAGGATCTGTTCATCAACTCGGCTCTTGCGCAGTTGGGATGCTCCCTCCTTTGGAATCTGTTCCGTTTCGGGATGACTGAAAACAGGGGATTCTTCCTAAACCTCAAAAACTTCCAGTCCAATCGCCTCAAAGTGGGATGA